ATTCAACATAATAATAGTTATTGTCTTGAGTTATTCTTTGATAATGAATTACATTCCAATAACCGAAAAATAAACCTGATACAAAACTGATAAACATTATAATTATTATTAATAAACTGATTTTTTGGAATCTTGTTAGCATATTAAAACCTCTTTTCTATTAAAAATCAAATACTAAACAATTTAATTTATTATCATAAATAAAATTATGTTTTCTTTTTTCAATATATCTTGTTATTGCTTTATCAAAAAACCAAATTTTAAAATAGTCATTATTTTCTTTTTGAACTATACCAAAACCGCCAAATTTAGCACAAAACACTCTTTTTTTGTTATCCATTATTAAAACCTCTTTTATAATATAGTTTTTTTTATAACTGAATAGCACTTTTTCAAGTGCTATTCAGTTTTCTTTACTTGCTTATTTGATATTTTCAAATAATCTACAACTTGGTGACGTTCCAAAACCTAATTCAAAATATTTTATTTCAGTATTTCCATTCAAAGCATCACCACCATCAAGTAACTTTTGGGTATGATTTACGGCTTTATGTTCATATCTTTTGACGAGATATTCAACCGCCTGTCCGTTATTTTTGCAGTTGTGCTTTTCTTTTGCTTTTTCAAGGTCATCCAGAGAACCGATAACCGAACATTTGTTCGTTTTAATCAATTCTACCATCTGAGCGAGTGACAACGGACAAAAGATTTTAAACATATATTTTCCGTTTTTCTGTTCGTTTGTTTTCATCCGCTTTTTTGCCTCTTCAATAGGAATTTTAAAAGCATAAACATCATTAAAACCTTTAACAGTAAAGCAAATTGCAAAGTATTTCAAGCCGTTTGACTTTGCGATATCGAACATTTGTTCGAGTTTAGCGTTTTCCTTTTCGGTCAACGCTTTGAGCGTGTTCCTGTTGTTTGAATTACTTTTAAAAGTAACCTTTTCAATAGTTTTCATTTTCTACCATCCTTTTAAAAAGTTTTTTTTGTGTAACCGTTTGCCGATTACACTTATTATTATAAACATTTTTTTACTATTGTCAACACTTTTTTATTAAAAAAATCGCATTTTTTAAAGTTTGTGCAATTTATACAATAACATTATATTTTTTATATGTTCTTTTGTGCAAATTGACGAAAGGAAGGCGGAGAGCATACCGAAACGAAAAACACTATATATAGTGGTGGGGTACACCTTTAGTATCAATATATAGTGGTATCAAATACGAAAGCGTCCCCTGGAAAATCTCTCGCACAAAATAAATTTTCAATTTCCCGCACAAAGTAAATTTTGAAACCTCCCACTATTACTATCTCCCAAAAATTTGACATTTTGTAAAAAATGTGGTATAATAAAAATTAGAGAGGTCGAATAATAAAAATTTCTTATTTTGACTCGGCCGCAACTAAATAGGAGGCTACTTTCAATGTTAAAATTAGATTTTACCCTTGAAACTGCCGCAGAACGTACAGAATTCGTAAATAAATACTTAGACCCTTATGGAACTCACTATACACAGAAAGAATTAGAAACTATCGCAAACTATATTTTATTCGGAAAAGACGAAGACGGAACCTCTGCGGTTGACCGCAAAGAGATCCAAATCCAAACAAAACATAACACTTATAAACGAAAAGAACCCGAAAGTCTCGAAGCTCTTCTCGAAAGTCCTACTTTCGATGAGCGCGCATTTTCACATAATGAACTCAAATACAAACATCCAAAACCTACTATTGATAGAGAAAAAGATGCGGACGTCCCTGGTATGAAGGAGTTATGGGAGCAGATAGATAAGGTTGCCTACTTAGTAGACGTAAATAAAGGTAAAATTAAAGACGACTCTGTTCGTAAACTTACAGATAGAGAATTATATGAATATTCTCATCTTCTGGTAGAGTTGCGCCGTCAACAATTCACTCTTAAAGATAGTGTGAAACCCGTTATTTGTAGAACAAAAACTAACGTAACTCAGTCTTTTTATGAAGTTGGAGAAGAAGTGCCGTGGGAAGAAGTTGGAAGTGATTTCGATATTAGACCAATGGGGACATATCCTTCAAATAAAATGAGATTTGAGGACCCGCGCAACTTAGTAGAAATCGACTACCAACCTAATGCGGCCGCAACTACAATTCTTAACTTTTGCGATCCTTTACACATATATACTCTTTATGAGAATTATATGGATTTAGAAGAAGAAGCAGATAAAAATCCTGAATCTGTACTTGGAAATATTCTTGAGACTTTGAAATGGTATGAAGAAAATTGCGGATTGACAGAAGTCCAAAAAGAAATATTAAAATTGAAGATAGAAAAAAAGAGTAATGAGTATATTGCGGACTATCTTCATAAAAATTTTAATACAACGCACTCTCCAAATTATATTTCTACTATTTACAAACAACATATTTGTAAGGAGATTGCAGACTTCGCGCAACTACGTTTTGACTATTATATGAATAGAGAGATTTTGAATAAGTGGAAAAAATGTGGAAAATGTGGAGAATGGAAATTAGTAGATGAAAGAGATTTTTCTAAGAGATCTCGTAATGCAGATGGATATGCATCTATTTGTAAAAATTGCGAGAGATTAAAGAGAATAGAAAAGAAAAAGGAGTGAGAGAATGAAAATAGATTTGTATGAACAATTAGGGTATTTGGAAACTAGAGAACTTTGGGAATTAATGAGAATATTAGGTGTGAGATATTGTGATATAAGTGATGCAGAAGTTGAAAATAAAGAAACTGGAGAAATGGTAACAGTTCCAAAATTTACTCCTAGAACAGATTATGATGGAATGAAGAGTGATATTGTATTAGCTTGGAATAAGTTGAATAGAGAAAATAGGAGAGAATTGAAGAAATGGTTGGATAAGATAACTAGACTTCGTATGAAGTGCGCGCCGCCAACCGATTCTCATAATCCGACAGAAAATCGAGATGATGAAGAATGAGTGGATTATTTTACACTTGTGAAAAATGTGGAAAGGATAAAATTGCGAGTGAATTTTTGCCTGCAAGAAGTTTGTTCTTTCCTCAAAATAAAACTCCTATTTGTATTGAATGTTTAGAAGATATGATTGATGAGAATGATGGAAGTTTAGACTTTGTAGATAAATTATGTAGATGGTTAGATATTCCTTTTATTCCTGATAGATGGATTGAGTATTCGACTGCTAATGGGTCTGCGGCACTATCGACTTACGTAAATACCACTCTTACTGAAAATTATCCAATGATAGATTGGAGAGAAATGAATGAAGAGTATAAAGGGTTGCTGGCTCAAGGAAATTTACGAAATGCTTTTTCTATTCTTAAGGATGCAGATATGGAGAAGTTAAGAGAGAAATGGGGAGAAGAATATCTTGACAAAGAAATCGCATATTTAGAAGATCTTTATCAAGGAATTCTTCAAACTCAAAATATTAATAGTAAACTTCAAGCAGATGATGCAAAACAATTGTGTAAAATCAAACTTCTTATTGAAAATAGAATTCGTGGCGGAGAAGATTTTGATAAATTAATAAAGTCTTATGATACAATCCGTAAATCTGCCGGCCTAACAGAAAAGAATATTAAAAATGCGAATGATTTTGATTCTTTTGGCGAAGTTTTTGCATATTGTGAAAAGTTAGGTTGGTTAAATGACTTTTATGATGACACGCCGAGAGACCAAGTTGATACAGTAATGAAAGATGTACAAACTTGGATTCGTAATTTATATAAGAATGAGACTGGTATTGGCGAAGATGTTGATAGAAGAATTGAAGCGCTTAAAGCAGCAGATGCTATGGAAGAATCTATACTTGCTATTCCTGACGAAGAAGAACTTGATGACTTTGACGCTGAAGGATATGATGATGACTTCGACGAGGAGGCAGGTGTATGAACATAGAATTAAAAGATAGAACTACTAAAATTGAAACTGTGCAAGATGATAATGGTACTTTTCATTATTATCGAAATGGAATTGAACTTGAAAAAGGCGCAATAATGACAAGAGAAAGAATTGAAAAGAACTGGGATTTGTATACTAAATATATGAATTATTTTACTGTATATCCTGATAAGTTTATTGAATTAATAACTCCTGTCGAAAGTAATTTTAGATTATTCTTTTATCAAAAAATATTCCTGCGTGCATGTTTAAGATATCGTTATCATTATTGTACTGCGCCTCGTGCGTTTTCAAAAACTTTCATTACTATGCTGGCTATGATATTAAAATGTATTTTTCTTCCTGGTAGTAAATGTTTCATTTGCGCGCCAAAGAAAGAACAGTCAGCAAAAATCGCAAAAGAAAAAATTGATGAAATACTTGATTTATTCCCTCTTTTACGAAAAGAATTAGTTGGGGATAATTACAATGCTGGCGCAGACTACGTTAAAATGACTTTTAGAAATGGTTCAATTTTTGATGTCGTCGGCGCGTTAGATACCACTCGTGGTGGACGTCGTCATTTTGGACTTGTTGACGAAATTAGAGACCACGATGGAGACACATTAAATGAAATTGTAATTCCGCTTTTAAATGTTAATAGAAGAACACGTGCGGGCCTGGTAAATCCAAAAGAACCTCACCAAGCACAGTATTTTATGACATCAGCAGGACAAAAGAATTCCTATGCTTATCAAAAGCTCATAGAAATACTCGAACTTGAGATAATTACTCCTAAATCTGCTTTCGTATGGGGGTGTGATTATAGAGTACCTATGCAAGCGGGCCTACTTGACCGTAATTTTATGAGAGAAATCAAAATGAGTCCCACTTATAAAGAAGACTCTTTTGCACGTGAATATATGGCACTTTGGACAGGTGGCGGAAATGATAGTTGGTTCGATTATGACAAGATGACAAAATATAGAAAATTAATTAACCCCGAACGACAACAAAATATTAGAGTTGGAGGCAAAGAATTCTACATTATATCAGTGGATATAGGTAGACTTAATTGTCAAACCGTAGCTTGTATTTTTAAAGTATTTCCACATGAATCAGAATTTACTTGTAATTTAGTAAATATTCAAGTGCTTGGAAAAACGAAAGAAGAAAAAGCACTTCCAATACAGTCTTTAGAAATTAAACGACTTGTAGATGCCTTTCAACCAAAAGAATTAGTAATAGATGCTAATGGACTTGGAATTGGACTTGTAGATTTTTTGGCTCAAGAAACCTATGACCCCGTTTATGGAAAAACCTATCCTGGATATTGTTCAGTTAATGCGGGTGCAGTAAAGGATTCTCATTCTAAAAAAATGTATCCTCGAAATATTCCTCTTATATACGGTATAAAGGCAAATGCAACACTTCAACCACAAATAGATGGAAATTGTTATAATAAAATCTTTAGTGGTAAAGTTAAATTCCTTGTTCGTGAACAAGAAATAAAAACTCGTTTAATGAGTTCTAAAACTGGTCAATCAATGAAGATAGAGAAAAGAATCACGCGCATATTACCACACGAAATGACCACTCGTTTATTTGAAGAAATGGCGAATTTAAAATTAAAAGGTGCAGGTAATGATATAAAACTTGAACAAATTAATTCTAATATGATGAAAGATAAATTTTCGGCTTTCGAATATGGACTCTGGCGCATAAAAGAACTAGAAGAAGAATGGTATAAGAAACTCCGTTCTCGTCAAGGAAAGCGTACTCTTTTCTTTTATAATTAAAGGAGGGAGAATTAGTGGAAGAAGAAAAAAAGAATACTCAAGAAACTAATCAGCCCATTAATAGATTTTTAGAATTTGCAAAAAATAGTGAACCTTATATTGCAATAAATCCCGAAGACTATGAAAGTAGAAGTGATTTTTTTAGTAATAGGCCTCGTGCGAGAAAGGTAACGGCCTATACTAAAGAAGAAGCAGAAGAAATTATTGCAACTGGAGATCCAGAGCTACTAAAAGAATTATCTAACTTTTTCTTTTACTCAAATGGATTTTACAAGAAACTTTTATGTTACTATGCAACAATTTTATATTATACTCCACTTCTTATTCCCCATATGATAGGGAATAAAAGTAAGATTACTGAAAAGAAAAATGCAGAGAAATATTTTGAAGCGCTTGAATTTATCAATTCTCTTAATTTTGAACAGTTATGCCGTCGCTTTGCATTAAAAGTTTTGCTTGACGGTGCATATTATGGAATAGTAAAAGAAGTAAACGGAGAATATTGTATTCAAGATTTGCCTTATTCTTATTGCAGATCAAGATATAAAAGTTATACTGGTGTAGATATCATTGAATTAAATCTTGAATGGTTTGATAAAATGACTGATGATGATCTACTAGCAGTCGCACTTGAAGGTTTTCCTAAAGAAATTAAAGATGCATATAAGAAATATAAAAAAGGAAAGAGAAAATCAAATTGGGTAAAACTTCCAAGTGAAATTGGTATCCATTTTGAACTTTATGAAGAAAGACCTTTCTTTTCTCCTGTTATTCCCGCAGTAATTAATTTTAATGATTATATCAATCTTGAAAAAGCAAGAGATAAACAAGACTTACGCGCGGTCATAGCACAAGAAATTGAACACTTAGCGGATGGTGGTCTAGTTCTTGAACCCGATGAAGCACTTGAGCTTCATAAAGGTTTAAAGAAAATTGCTGAAGGAAATGAAAATCTTGATGCAATTACTACTTATGGTAAAATTAAGATTCACCAAGTTCATGATACCGATGCGACAATAAAGAACAATCTTGAAAAGATAGAAAAAGTATTTTACTCTGAATCAGGTGTTAGTAAGCAAATCTTTTCAGCAGATACAAACACTTCGCTTGAAAAATCAATTCAAAATGATATTTGTACAATGATGACATTAGCAAATTCTTTTTCTATTTGGTTAAAGAATTTAATTAATGCTCATTTTTCAAATAAAAAAATTAATTTTGGAGTAGAAATTCTTCCAGTTGGTCAATACAATCAAAAAGATTATTTGTCTCAAACAATGAACGCGGCGCAATATGGTTTTAGTTTCTTTATTCCAAGCCTTGCAATGGGATTAGAACAAAATCAATTGCTCGATATGAAGAGACTTGAAATTGACCTACTTGATATGCAAACAGTTATGGTTCCACTTCGTTCTTCACATACTGAAAGTGGTAATCAAGCAGATTCAGAAAAACAAAAACTTACTGAAGAAGAACAACGACAAGCGGAATCAGAGGGTGCTTCAGTTGACGAAACTGAGCAAGCCGAACAAACTATTAAGAACAAAAACTCAGGAGGGCAATGATAATGGAAAGAGAATTAAATAGTCGAATTACGTTTTCAATCTCTCCTGTAGGAGATGTTCAGAAAATAAATCCAACTTTATCAAAGGCGAGGGTAAGAATTTTTTATACTGGTCTGAACAGAAATCTCACTTATATTACGAAGGAGTTTGCAGATAAATTATTATCTACTCTTCCTTATTCACCTGTTGGTGGGATTTGGGACCAGGAAAACAAAGACTTCACTGACCACGGACTTGACAGAGAGCAATTTGTTGCTTATGGCGTAGTTCCTGAAAATCCTAATGTCCAATGGGAAGATCATCTTGATAAAGATGGAGTTTTGAGAAATTATGCGTGCTGTGATATTTTCTTATGGACAGCAAGATACGAAGCTGCGCGTGCACTGCCAGGAAAGGCACAATCAATGGAACTTTGCGTTGATAGTGCAAAAGGTGAATGGAAAAGAGATGGCGCAGTTGAGTATTTCGAATTCACAGATGGTTGTTTTTTAGGATTAACTGCATTAGGACAAGATGTAGAACCTTGTTTTGAGGGTGCGGCATTCTACAACTTAACAGATGCAACTAATCTTATTAAAGAATTAAAGAATTATAATTTCTCTGCAACAAATGAGATTATAGGAGGCACGGAAACAATGGATGAAGAAAAAATTGAACAAGTGCAAGAAGAACCTGTAGTTGAGAATGAAGCAGATGCCCCAGAAGCAGAGGAAACAGTTGAAACAGTTGAAGAAGTTGCTACTGAAAATGAGTTAGAAACAGAAGAAACTGAAGAAACTGAAACTGAAGCTGAGGATGTGCCAGCAGAGACAGAAGAAGTTGAAGAGGTAGAAGAAGCTGAAGAAGTAACTGAAACTGAAGAAACAGAAGTTGAAACTGAAGACGGCGCAGAAGGCGAAGAAAACGAAACTACTGAAGATTTCGAGTCCAAGTATGTCGAAGCACAAGCTAGAATCAAAGAACTCGAAGCACAAGTTGAAGAACTTCAAACCTACAAACTTGAGCAGGAAAAAGCTCAAAAATCAGATTTGATTGATAAGTACGCAGAAGTTCTTCCCCAAGAAAAGACAGAAGAATTTAAAGAGAACATTGACACTTACACTCTTGACAGTTTAAAGAGTGAAATTGCATTAGCAGTTGTTAATGCAAATGAAGACACATTATTCAACAAAGCCACAAAAGAGGTCTTAAAAGATGTAGAAGGTAAACCTTCTTATTCTGGTGCGGCCGCGCTTATGGCTAAGTATTTTAAAGAAGAAGATTAATTTAACGGAGGTTAGATAAAATGGCTGTTTTATTAAACGGTACTGGCTATGGCCAGGTAGAACCTAATCGTTGTTCTTTCCTTCACGATGGAAACATCGAGTCACAATGCAAGGCTGCAGTAGATCTTGAAAACGGTTGGATCGTAAAGGTTGACAAAGTTGCTGGTACAGTTTCTACAACTAGTGAACTTAAAGGTCTTATTGGTCTTAACTATACTGCAGAAAGAATTTATGAAAGAGCAACTGGTCTTAAGAATTTCAAAGTAAAAGCAAATGAGTATCCTCGTATTGGTTATCTTAAAGTTGGTGACGTATATACAACAAATGCTGTTACAACATTATTAACTGATGGCGGCATTACTACTGCTATCACAGCAGCAAGTGGACTTTTTGTTAACGCAGACGGAACTCTCACTTCTGGTGGTCAGCCTGTTGGTGATATTGGTCTTCAAGTTGTTGAACTTACAACAATGCCTGATGGCCAGCCTGCAGTTAAAATTCAGGTAGTTCCTAGTACTGGTGCTACAGAATAATTTAGGAGGGTGAAAATAATGTCAGATATTAAAAAGATTAAAGAATTAGCCCTCTATGCGGCTAAGAAACAAGTTCCTACAGAGTTCGCAAATAAGACAGTTGAAGATGTTAATGACGTTCTTCGTGCTGAACTTAACGAACTTTGTGGTACATATCAACTCTACAGAACTAATAAAAACGTTCTCTTCGAGATTATGGAAGAAACAATGAATGAAGTTGTTCCTAAGGAAGTTATTTCTGTTATTGGTCAATTTGCTGATATTAGAAATTATGATCATGGAACAAAGCCTCAATTCAAAATTAAGAAAGGTAAGCTTCGCGCAAGAAAGTTTGCTACAAGAGCTACTGCTAGTGGCGTTTATGAAGCTTTCCGTCTTGATACAGACATCATTGATGTTAATACATTCGTAATCGGCGATGCTGCTTATATCGACTTTGAAAGATTCCTTTCTGGTGATGAAGATTGGGCAGATTATATGGAAGCACTTATGGATGGTATTATTACTGCTATCTGGAAGGAAGTTTATGGTGCTATGCTTGCTGGTGCGCGTAATGTTATCATTCCTGCAAACAAGACAACAGGTAATGCTTATAATCAAACTGCTCTTCAGGGTATTGTTCGTAAAGTTGCTGCATATGGTTCTCCCGTAATTGTTGCAACTCAAGAATTTGCTGATGGTATGGGTCCTGATGCAATTGTTGCTGGTAGTGCAAATTATCAAGGAATTTATGCTCCTGATGATATTGATGCAATCCATCGTTATGGTCATGTTCTTACATTCCGTGGCGGCTATCCTGTTATCGTTCTTCCTGTTTCTTTTGAAGATGAAACAAATACAACAGAAATCTTCGGTGGTAATTTCTGCTTTGTTCTTCCTTCAAATGGAGAAAAGGTTGTTAAAGTCCTTATGGAAGGCGGCATGATTGTTGATGACTGGAAGAATAGAGATCGTTCTATGGAAATTCAGGCTTATACAAAGATTGGTACTGCAGTTGTTACTGGTAATAACTGGGGCTTCTATGAAATTAGCTAATTAAATTTTGATTAAGGGCCAGTCTTATGGCTGGCCCTAATTGAGTAAAAGGAGGATTTTATAATGTCAAAGAAAATTAAACTCATAAGTAAGATTAGTTCAAATATTAATCTTTATTTACCCGAATATCACTATTCTCGTGATTTTACAAAAGAAGGTCAAACACATATAATTGATAAGGATGTACTTGACCAAGCAATTTATACTCCAAGTGTTATGGCTATGTTTGAGAATGGTCTTCTCTATATTGATGATGAAGATGCAAGAATTGAATATGGCCTTGAAGTAAAAGATGAAAAGGGCAATATTGAACATGCGCCCACTATTCTTTCTTCAGAAGAAGTTTATGAAAAATTAACTACTCTCAATCTTGCAGATTTAAAGAAAGTAGTAGATGAGCTGCCTCCAGTTCAGCAGCAAAGATTTGTTGATGTCGCAATTGAAAAAGGATATATGGACTATGCAAAGAATATTTATTTCAAAAAGCTCACAGGCCGCGATATCATTAAAACTATTGAAATAACAAAAGAAGAAGAAGTCGATGAATAATACACGGAGGTGTTTTAAATGGCAACTCCATATCAAACAGTCTATGACGCATTTTTAAGTAAAATTATTGCAGACGACTGGGCAGAAGAATATGAGGAAAAACTAGTTGATGAACTTGTTCCTGAAGGACCTCTTGAAACAGTTCCTACTTCTGCGGCCCTAGCAGATTGGCGGTCAATACTTGAAAATGCTTTACCATATTTTAAATTTCCTACTCATCGTCTTGTAAGAGATGAGAATGGATTTGAAGATACTCTTTCTCCTGAAGAAATTGATATAATTTCTGAATATATGAAAGTAGAGTGGCTTAGCCGCACTATTCATACTTGGGAGAATGTAAAAGTTATGTATGACGAAAGAGATTGGTCCCCTGCAAACTTACTAAAACAATTCATATCTCTCCTTGCGCAAAGTAAAACTAAGGCAGCGGAATTAGAAAAAATATTCTACCGCTCAAAAACTAATGAGGAAGGGTACAGAAAATCTTTTTCTTACTCTGACTTAGCTGGAAAATGACAGTTAGCGAAGGATATAAAAATAAGCTAAAAAGTAAATATTTTGGCTTGTTGAATGAGAGAGAAAAAGGCGGAGAATGGGAAAAATTTCTTGATACTATTGTAATTGAATTACTTGGTTTTGAGGAAGATAATAAAACCATAAACTATGAGAGATTGTTGCGCAAGACTCAATCTCTCCGCTTTTTAAGATATGAATATTTTAGAAAAACTGTTTTTGAATGTATGAATTTAATTACGGGGTTGAGTGATTAATGGGATACTTTGATGAAATATATTTAAAGAGAATTAATCGCTTCGGGAACAATATTCAAGAACGCATACAAAACAAAAGAGAGTATGATTTTGAAGAAACAATTTTAAAAAAATCCCCTAATCAAGTTTCTGTTTGGGAAGGATTAAATAGTTGGGATGAGGCAGAAATGCCGCCAGATTATTTAGGAATTCTTCAAACTAAAGAATATGATCAAGATGAGATTGTAGATTATCTTCTAGTTCCTTGTAATAGAAAAATTCAAATGGGAAAATTACTCTATTTTATGGATGTTAGACATCAAAAAAGAGAGCATCCCTGGCTGGCATATGCAGTAGATCCTTATACTACTGGAAGCCATAATCGTTATACAGTTATAGAATTAGAAGAAAAAATGGAATGGTATGTAGATGGTATTTACCATTCTAGTCCAGTTCACGCAGTCGGCGGCGGTAGTGGTGCACGTGATAAGAATATAAATCTTAAATTCCGTATACAATTTGCGGAATCAGGAGTTTTTCTTCCAAATAAAAGATATTCTATTATAATGCCAGCAGATGCAAGTGTTAAAAAGAATAATAAAGTCACTATTGGTGGAGAAACTTGGCGTATTACTGGATTTGATAAAATTAGTGTTAATGGAGTAATGTATATTACTCTTGAAGAATATCTTACAGATAAAAATGATGACATTCCTGTCGCAGGTAGAGATGAAAGTGCGAATTGGTATATTACTACTGATTTAGGAGAAAATTTTGAAATAGACACGAATACTGAGACTCAAGTCACTTTTACCGCATTTTATAAACAAGAATCTCGTATTGGAGATAGAAAGGTTGAAATAGAACCTATCCCAGTTGAGAGGGAAGTTCCAAATTACATTCCTTTTGAAGTTATTTCATTGGAAGAAGATGGAAAATTCTATAGTGGAGAACCTTTTATTATTAATCCTACTCGTGCACGCGGTTGGCCGGTAACTATTGCTAGATTAAGAATTCAAATTAAGGGTCAAGAAGAAACTGCTCAAGATTTTGATTTCACTTTTAAATCTATTCAACCACAAACTAAAATAGGAATAGTTGGACCAGATGTTATTACAATGGGACAAGAAGTCACATATACAATAACAGGAACTGATACTATTAATCCTACGCTTTCTGATACGACCTGCGCGCAGATCGATACAGATAAGTCTATTGGTAATAAAGTTGTTATATTGGCAAAAGAGATTGGAACCACAATTCTTGATATAAACTCTCAGGCACAACTTCCAATTGAAATTCAAAGTTTTTGGTTAGGAGGTAAGAAAGACAATGTCGATTCGTAATTCCTCTGAGCTTGGAACTAACTTATTAAAAATTGTCACTAAATTATCACAAAATAAAAGACTTTTACGTCTTTTAAAATATACAGATAACAATCCTTTTTCACAAGATAAAGAAGAAATTGATCCTTCAATCGCACTTGACAAAAACCTTAAAGTTGTTCCTCTTGTAAATGAACACTCCGATGATACTGAATCCACTGTTGTCGTAATGTATAACAGTGGAACAGTAATGGAGAATAAGGAATTTAAAGATATTGCGCTTGATGTTCTTGTCTATGTACCTTTAACTGAGTGGAAATTAAATGATATTAATTTACGTCCATTTTTAATAATGACAGAGATAGAAAAAGAACTAAAAGGAAAAAGGGTTGAAAGTCTCGGCAAGATAGAATATGAAGGTTTTTCCCTTCAACTTGTAACAGATATTATGTCTTGTTATAGAATGGAGTTTTATATTCATGTTTTCGATTGATAAGAATAAATTATTTTTGGGTGGCGCAGAAAATTTCCAAGATATTTGTTTCATTTATCCTTTAAGAATGAAAGAGATTTTTGGACTTGGAGAAAAGAAATTTGAACAATATCTTGGATTGCTTACCCTAGATGCGCGCGAAGTAGAAAAGAAAATGAAAGAGGCGGGAATAGACCAATCTTTTACTTCTTTTGAATACTTATTACTTAGTGCTAGTCTCAATGACAATTTTTTATTAGAGTTACAAAAAGCATTTTTTACATTTATTAAGGAAGAGGTTCATATTTCCATAGATACAAAAGAAATTTTTGTAGGAGATATAGATAAAAGTAAAGTTCTCAATGAAGAGAATTTTGAAGATTTTCAAATGGTACTGCGAGCACAGAATTGTCTTCCAATACCTGAACCTATTCCAAAAAACGAAAACGCTATGCAACGAAAATTCCGATTAAGAAGAGAACAAGTTGCAGAAGCAAAAAGACGCGCCGCAGCGAAAAGCGATGGAATGGCATTAGACGATGCCCTTACAAAACTGATTTGTTTTAATGTGGGCATTACTTTTGATAATGTGGGTAATTTAACTTATTACCAATTCCGTAAACTTTTTACTTGCGCGCAAGCTAAATATAAATATGACTTGGACTTGCGTATGATTGCCGCAGGCGCAGATCCAAAGAAGATAAAACCAAAAAGTTGGTTAGAAAAATTAGATATTTAAAGGAGGTTATTAGATGGCTGATATACTTCAAAGATATGGTCTTAAAGAATGTGCCGACGTAACATTCTACCACATCAACAAAGCTGGTTATCCCGACTATCCTGTTCTTATTCTTGATAGTTTGAAAGTTACTTCCATCGAACAGACCGCAGAGACTTCTGAAGCCCGCGGCGGTAAAGGTAATGGCAAGTTAATTGTATGGGATTTCAACAAGGAAATCAATGTTACTATTGAAGATGCTCTCTTCTCTCCAAAATCACTCGCAGTTATGCTCGGTGATGGTAATGTATATGGTGATACTGCCGCAAGTGGTACTACAGAATTTGGTACAGTACTTAAGAGTGCAAGAGTAGTTGTAAAAGAAAATAACACTTATCCTGAAGTAAAAGTTGATGGTAAAGTAGTTAATGGCCTTGGTAAAGAAGTTTCTGTTTCTTATGGCACTGCAGGAGATACAGCTACAAACATTCTTTTCTATAAGAATGGTAGCACAACTGCTTTAACAACTGCACAAGGTCTTAAAGAAGGCGATGTTCTTTATGCAACTTGGAATCATCTTGTAAAATCTAAGGCAATCATTAAGATTGAACCTGATTCATTCCCTGGCACATATTATGTTGTCGGTGATACAATGATTAAGAATGAAAGAAATGGCGATGATGAATACTTCCAGTTCATTATTCCTAAAGCAAAGATGACTGCTGAACAAACTCTTGAAATGAGCGCAGATGGTGATCCTGCTACATTTAACTTTAACCTTCAAGTTCTTCGTCCTGAAGACGGCGAAATGGTTAGATTTGTTAAGTATGAATTTGCTGATTATGACGATGATGAAGATGACAGTATTGCTGGTGGACAAATGAACTTTGTTCCTGCATATGATGGCTTCTCAAAGAATCCACCTACAAAATCTTCAACTAATGCTGAAGAAGTACTTCCTGAATCAAAGAGAGTTACTTATGCTAGTGGCGCAGAAACTGATACAGATGGCGTTGTTACAACAAATGCTACTGCTGCACCTCAGGTTAAACCTAAGAACCGTTCATAATCCAATAAAACTTAATACTCAACTTTTAAGGGAGGGAGAAATCCCTCCCTATTTTCTAAGGAGTGAATTTTTATGACTGACTTCGGAATAAAAGAATTATACTCTGTCACTCTCAAACCCACATTAGATATGAAGATAAATGGAATTTATTTTCGTAAAAATGAACCTATTATCACTTTTGATAAAATCCAAGTTGCATACTTAAATGAAAATAAAAGAAGATGGTATGCGCACGGAGGATACGGAGATCGTATTCTTGTGACTTGGGAAAATACAACTTCTATTGGAATGAGATTTTCAGAAGGAGTTATTTCTAAAACAGGTCTTAGTATGTTATCAAATTCAAAACTTCTTACTCATCAACAAGACGATATTCTTATTCCTTATAATGAGACAATAGAAAAGAGTGAGCTAGAAAGTGGAGATTTGGCACAAGACCATAGTGTTTGGAGAATAGAAGTGAAATATCCCATTCACGGAGATAAGGAAAATACTTTTATTAGAAGAAATGGTGTCCGAGTCCCTGATGAATGTTTTGATATAGATGATAATGATCCTCATATCATATATATAAGTATGAAATATATGACAGAAGATGATGGCATATATGAAGTATATTATGATTATGAGTATACCAATGAATATGATAATTTATCTATTGGTGAGCGCGCGGTAAAAGGATTTTTATGTCTCACTGGTAGGACGAGATTAAAGGACGATCAGACGGGTAAAGAGAGTACGGCTCTCATTGAAATCCCAAAGTTAAAACTTACATCTGATTTAACAATGCGGCTGGGTAGTGCAGTGACTCCTTATATTTATGATTTTAGTATAATGGGGTATCCAGTAGGAGACAGAGGACACGAATATGTTTGTAGATATACCTTTTTGAATGAGGATATAGATGCAGACTTTTAAGGTTGAAAATTGTTAGACCAGGTGAGCAATTGCTTACTTGGTCTTTTTATATAAGTAAAGAAAAATTTTTATATATAGGTGGTGAGATAAGAAATGCCGAAAAATCAAGTTGAATTCTCTTTAGTCGGAAAATTAGATGCTAATGATATTATGAGTGGAATTCAGAAGATTAAGAATGATTTGTCAAAAGAAAAACTTGGTGATAAATTATTTGAAAGTTCTTCTAAAGGCTTGCAGGATATTGAAAATAGACTTAAAAAAGTTATGAGCAACATCCCTGGTAGTGGTTCTACTCCAAAGCAATTGGCTGCATTTGAGCATAGTATAAAAGATATTGCAACTGAACTTTCTCAATGGGAAGGAAAATTAAAGGGATTTGAACTTACTGATAAATATCTTGCAAGTAATATTCAATCTGTAAAAGATTTATTAGAGGTATTTGATGAATATAGCGAAAAAATTAAGGGAATGCAAGATAAAATGGGGAATTTCTCCATTGAAAGAGTAAAAGGTTCTCAGATTCTTGGTAGAATAGATAAAACTGCGCCAAAAATGATTGCGGCGGCGCAAGCAGGAGATTATGCTGGTTTAAAATCAGGTCAAGATTATCTTTTAGGAGAACTAAAGAATAAGCTCGCAGGCGGAGATATTTCTCAAGAAACTTTTAATGCTCAGGCGGCAGCAATAAACAAGTTTGCTCAACAACTTCGTGGTTGTATTACAATTATGAAGCAATATCAACAACAAGCGGATGCCGCAAATACAGATGTTGAAAAAGGATTTGAAGAAGCTCGCCAAGCTGCAGAACAAAATAGGGGAACAGTTGTTAATTCAGCAAATGAACAAATTGAAAAACTTATTGGAATTGGAGATGCAGCAAAGCAAGGAAGCCAAGGGCTTCAAGAACTCTCTGAAAGAGAAAAATCAATTCAGAATTTGACGAATCGTATCAAATATTTGTTTAGTGCCACTTCTGTATTTTCTGTATTAAGACGAGTAGTCCGTGGAGCGGTAAAGGATTTCCAAGAACTTGATAAAGAATTTAATGAAATTGCTATTGTTTCTAGATATTCAACTGCAGAAATGTGGCAATCTTTCTCTCAAGTTAACCAAATGGCTCAAGAATATGGTGTTACTACTAAGAATATTCTTGAAGTTCAAAATCTTTACTACCATCAAGGTAAAGATATGGCAGAGGTTAATAAACTTACTGCTCAAACTTTAACCCTTGCAAAAATCACAGGTATGGACTATGCTGATGCAACAAATAAATTAACTGCGGCATTAAACGCCTATAAGTTAACGGCAGAAGATGCAGTAAGAGTTACTGATACTGTTGCAGCATTGAGTGCTAATGCAGCGACTTCATCAGAAGAGTTGATGACTGCTTTAACAAAAACTGCATCAATTGCGGCAAACGCAGGTGTAAGCCTTGAGAATACAGAAGTCTTCTTAACTAAAATGATTGAAACAACTCGTGAAGCACCCGAAAACTTAGGTACTGCATTAAAAACGATTGTTGCAAGATTTGGTGAAGTTAAAAATGCAATAGATGAAAATGGTGAAGCTATTGAACAAGCAGATATAAACAAAGTTGATAAAGCCTTAAAAACAGTTGGCATTACTTTATTAGATACTTCTGGCCAAATGAGAGATTTAGATGATGTTTTTATGGAATTATCATCTAAATGGGATGGATTAGATAGGAATACTCAAAGATATATCGCTACCATGGCGGCGGGTTCACGTCAACAGTCTCGTTTTATTGCTATGATGGAAAATTATGATAGAACGCTTGAACTTGTTGATGTTGCACAAAATTCTGCTGGAACTGGCGCGAGACAATTAGCTAAAGCACAAGAGAGTATTGAGACAAGTTTAAATAGATTAAAATCTGCTTGGCAAGAATTCTATTCTGGTATTATTACAAGTGGTGCAATAAAATGGTTTATTGAACTTGGTAATAGTATTGTTGGAATTTTTAATAAAATAAATAAAATACCTGCAATTGGACCTTATATTTCTCTTATAGTTGGTGGCTTAGGTTTATGGGCAACAAAAACTTTTATAGTTGATAAAGCATTAGAAAAATTAGGTGCTACAATTGCAACAAATATAGGATTAAAAGAGAAAGATAATGCTGTTTCTTTAAAATCTCGTATAATTCAAAACGGAGAAATAGTTTCTTTTAAAAAACTTATTCATACTGAATTAACAGAATGGGCAACAAAAAAAGCTTTAAGTGATGAGAATGTTTTATATATCTTAAAACAAAAAGGTGTTGATCTCTCAAATAAAAACACTTCAATTAGTTTTAAAGTTCTTGCTGCGGCAGAATTAGAAGCATATGGTCCTTTATTACTTATTATTGCTGCTATGGCAGTTTTAGTTGCCGCAGGATATGGAATACTAAAATTATGGGAAAAAGAGCATAAAGTTATTACCGATAATTCTGAGGCATTAGATGAACTAAGTAAAAAATATGATGAGTATCAAAATCAAGTTCAAAAAACAAAAGCATTAAAAGATAACTTAAATATTCTTGAAAAATACAAGGATATGCTTGTTCTTACGACAGAACAACAGGAAGAATTAAAAAATGCTCAACAATCTATTGCTGAAGATTATCCTACTTTATTAAATTATATTGATGAAGAAGGCAATTATCATCTTAGAAATGCAGATGCTATTGCTTTAGAATTGGAGAATCAAAAGAAACTTAACAAAGAGAAAAGGAACGCTTATATTTCTAAAAATAAAGAGCTTGTAAATCAAGGTATTTATGGTGAAGATTTTGCTTCTTTTGAACAAGCACAAAATAGATTAAATTATCTTTCTCAATCATTAAATCTTAGTTCTAAAAGTTCAAAAGAACAAGCTAATAAAATTACTAAAGATATAATTGGTTATGGTAAAATAGTGGAATCTCTTAAAATTGCAGGAGAACATTTAGCTACAGTCGGTACTTTAGGAGCCGCTTCTCCGTTGGTTGTACAAGGTGGAGTTTCTGCTTACCGTAATGAACAATTACGAAAAATGTTAGAAGGTTATCTCTCTGGTACTAAAAAGAGTTTTATGACTCAAGATTTAAATACTGTATTTGGTGCAGGGGCAAGTATAAATGAACAGCAATTTAAAAAATTTAGAGATCTCGCTGCAAATCAAGATTTAACTGATTTTAAAACTTTTTCAAAAACACTATCTGAATCAAATATTCAAGCTACAAGCCAACATCAATTAGAAACTTGGTATAATAACTATATGCAAATAGTAGAAAAAATTCCAGAAATAGGAGATATGATTACTAAAGGATATAGTCAAGTAGAAGCAGCATGGGAGCAAACTTTGAATGTTAGTTTAAGTGAAATAGATTTTGAATTTTCTGTTACTGCAGAAAGCAAAGAAAAATTTGCAAAAGCATTTGCAAAGGCCTTTACAGATGATGAAAATTTCACTGAAGAAGATTTCTTAAGATATATGGAAGGATTAGATGAAGAAACTTATAATAAGATTTTTAATAAAATTCTTTCATCTGAAAAGTTAGAATTAGGAGAAATTTTTGGAAAAGCATTAACTCCAGAGTCTTTAGCAACGAGTGATTTGGATAAAATTATGTCTAGTTATCTTAAAGAACTAGATATAAATAAAAATTCTCCTGAATATCAGGCATATAAACAAAGTCTTATAGATGCTTTTACTTTTACGAAAGATGAATTAAACGCAATTCAAAATGTAATTCTTTTAGATGGAGAAACTATTGAAGGATATACTCTTGAGCAAATAAAAGCGATGCAACAAACTGCAGCAAAATTACAAGAAGTTTATGGTAAAGATGCAGGACAAAAATATTTAACTATTAAACAAAATATTCAGAATGGTATTAAAGATATAAATGATTTTGAAAAAGCAATAAATGCTCTAAATACTGCAGATGTAAGTGACTTAGAGGGGATTGAAAAATTTGTTAAACAAATGAAGCAATTAAATGTATCTACTAAAGTTACTTCTCAAACGATTGTAGATTTAGCTGGTGGATTAGATGAGTTACCATTAGAAAATACTGCAGATATAGCAACATATTGCAAAAATAATATTGATTCTTTAAAAGATAGTGTAGAGGCATTGAATGCTGCAAGTGAAGGAACTGCAACTGCAGAACAAATGCAACAAATTTTAAATATTTTAATTGAAGGGTTAGATTTTAAAGAATCAATAGAAATGATTCATAATTTTAATAATGCTCTTACATATACATCAAAAGGTATCGGTTTAAATAGCACATTATTACAGAAAGCACAAGTAGATTTAGCAACTGGCGAAAAAACTACTACAGAAGTTATTTTAACATTATTAGATGCAAGAATAAAGAAAAGACGCCAAGAACTTGCGCTTATGACAGATGGAACAGAAAAAGAAAAAGCTGAAGCAGAAATTCTTTCTATGGAGTTAAATAAAACTCTTATTACAATGTCGGCGAATACTATTAAGCAAGAAATTGATCACGCTGTAGATCCTGCATTGGAAAAAATGAAAGAAAAAATGGATAGAATTAAAGAGGCTTGGCAAAATTTTGTAGACTATCTTAATAATGTAGATAAATATTCTAATCTCGATGCATTACTTGATAGAATTAAGGATAAGATAGATAATCTTGAATTTGAAATTAGTTTTTCTACAAATCCAAAAGAAATTGCAAAAGATTTAAAATCTCAATTAAATGAAATTCAACGTCAAATGGCTGGTAATATAGCAGGTAAGCGTGGCGCAGAACGTAACTTACTTGCACGTAGAAATGCTATTAATTCTAATTCTCAAACAAAAGACTATTTATCCTTCGGTGCAGAAGGTAATATTATTATTGATCAACAAAAAATGTTAGCACTTGAAGAACAAATTCGAGATGCTAAAATTAAAAATAATGAAGTTACCCTTGCAGTATTAGAAGGACAAAAGAAAGCCATTGAAGATAATGTAAAGGCTTATAATGATGAATTAAAAGCTGTTCAGAAATATACAAAAGGAGTTCAAGACAGTCTTGACAAAACTCAAAACATTAATAAGGAGATATATGAAAATGTTATTGAACTTGAAAATAAACTTATTGATGTTATTCAGAAAAAAGAAGATAAAGAACTCGAACTTACTAAAAAGAAATATGATGCAATAAAAGAAGAAGATAATAAATATCTTGATAGCGTGCGTAAGATGATAGATAAAGAACGCGCATTAAGAGAACAGAAAAATGATGAAGATGCAGTAAGAGATAAAGAAAGAAAACTTGCTATGATGAAGATGGATACATCTGGTATCTATTCTTCTGAAATTCGCGCATTAGAAAAAGAACTTAAACAAGATTACCAAGATTTAAGCGATAAAGCAGTAGACCGAATGGTAGATCAGTTAGAAGAAGAAAATAATGCGCGGGCAGAAGCAATGGATAAGGATGTATATTATACTGAAACAACTCTTGAAAGAAAGAGAGAGTTAATGACAGATTATTATGAGGAAATTAAGCAATTAGATACAGATTTAGTTACTTGGTTTATGAATAATGATGAAGAATATTTAAAAGCAAGTAAAGCTCAAAAAGAATTGCTTAAACAACAATATGCAGAGTTAGTTGGAAATGGAGAGGCCTCGAAAGAAGTTCTTCAAGATGGAAGTATTACTTCTGTTCAACAAGCAATAACCCTTGCGCAAGAATCTGCTACTGATTTAGATGAGGCAATTAAGTTATATGGAGATAATGCAAAGGTTACTAATGAAGGAGTTCAAAGTTCAGTTAGTGAATTAGCAGGAGAATATAGTAATTTAGTTAACATTATTGATGGAAATGGAGATAGTTTAGTAAGTGCATATAATAACTTAAGAGAAGCGATAAAAAAAGCAGCAGAAGCAGCGAGAGATTTAAAAGATGCTCAGGAAAAAGCTGCGAATTTTTCAACTGATAATGTGAAAGATCAAAATCCTTCTAAAAATACTACGTCGACTTTATCTCCTTATACAAAAACAAGTTTAAGACCAATTACAGTAAAAGATAAAAATGGTAATATTAATTATGCTAATAAAGAGGCAGGTTGGTATCATGAATCAGGTTCTGGTATAGTTGAAATTGATGGAACAAAGTATTATCGAATTCGTTCTCGTTTTCAAGAATTTAATGATTCTCCAAGATATGCGAAAGAAAGTGATTTTTATGGGAAAAATGAAGGAGAAATTGAGTCTGGTAATGGTTCTCTTAATAAGCTTGCTAAATCAGAAACTGAAATTTTTACTTTAGAAGAAATATCTCAAATTATTGCGGGGCAAAATAAATATAATACTCCTAAAATGCTTACTAATGCAAAAGGTGGTTTGGTTGATTTCACTGGTCCAACATGGGTAGATGGCACAAAAGCTAATCCCGAAGCATTTCTTTCCGCGGCAGACACTGCTAACATTGCCAAACTTCGCGACATCCTTTCAATCGCTTTCGATTCAACTGCTCCAACTTATCCAAACTCTCAATCAACTTCAAATGCAACATACAATATCACAATCGAGGTAGATTCAATTGCTTCTGACTATGATGTCGACCAAGCAGTATCTCACCTTCAATCAAAAATTCAACAAGCCTCAGGCTATCGTAATATCAACATTCTTAAAAAATCAAAGTAATTAAGGAGGTGGAAGAATGGCAGATTTTACAGGTTTCTATTTTAACCATATCCATTCTTCCACCTACAACATATACCGTACTTCCAACGGTTCTCGTTTCGAGGAAGGTCTTATTCCCGACTTCGAAAACTATTCGGTATCTGTTGCAGGTGGGCATGGAGACATTTATCAAGGACAAAAATATAAACCAATTCCTTTTAAAATTCAAATTGCTTTTGATAGTATGACAGAGGAAAATCTTCGAAATCTTCGTAGTTGGATAGAAACAGAAGATTTAAAACCTCTTCAATTTGATGAAAGACCTTATAAAACTTATTTTGCAAAGTTATCTTCTCGTCCTATCCTTAATTATGTATGTTTTTCGGAAGAAGAAGATATAGATGGCTACTCAGGCGGCCCCACTGACTTTACTCCTATATATGACGGTTTTTCAAAGAATCCTCCCGCGCATTCTCCAAATGAGCCACAAGAATTCAGCTTCACAACTTCTCCTATTACCGTCGGTAATAAGCGTCGTATATATAAAGGAGAAGGAGAATTCAATTTCATCGCATACGATCCATTTGGCTACTGCGCAGATGACAGCAATAAAATGACGATTGAATATGGGTTGAGATATACTGGAAAAACTAATTGGCAATTTTTAGATGAGTACATTCCTCCTACCGATTGGGACGCGGCGAATGATGAATGGGGTAAAGCATCAGGCCTATTAACAGAAAGAAAATTCAAAGAGAAGAATATAAATGTTCCATATCAGAGTACCGAAGACTCAACTGAAGGAACGAATGTATATTATATTCCTCTTTATAATCCAGGTGATAAACCTGCGAATATACAAATATTTTTTGACATTAATAATGGTACTGAAAAGATTACAGAGAAAAAAATAATTGATATTCAATTACAAGTACCTCGCCTTAAAAATTATTGGAATTTACCAAATGAAATACCTGAAAGTTACTATGAATGGTTAGATAAAGGATATTCCTTATCTTTCAATACTCAAAGTTTATTCAAAAATAATCATATTCTTCTCAATTCAAAAGACCATACTGTAAAAGTCTATCCTTCATTAGATATGAATAAAATTTATGATATGAGATATGACTTAATTGAGAATTCAAATTGGACTGAAGTTCCTCAAGGTAGAAGTAGATTAAAAATTTCAGTGCCGAACTCTATTATTGGACAAAAGTTCAAAATTGAGGTAAAATATAATTATAAGTATTATTAATAGGAGGTGAAAGGAGTGGAAAAAAGAAAATATCAAATTTTACTCACAGAAGAGTTTTTAGATACTTCTTTGTTTCCTGAATCTGCATTTGTTGGTGGATATGTAAGCAGACCAGTATTAGAGATTGGTTCAAGCGATGCGAATTATTCTTGGCAAGTTCACGATGTGGAATTTTATACAAAGATAGATGGAACGCACACTTTGAGTTTTAGTCTTGATGCTAAGTATTTTGATGAAGATGCGGGCGCACTAGTAGATAATGAGTTAGTTAAATACTTGACCAATAAATGTAAGATTGAAGTCAGACGAGAAAATTTAGAATACCGTAAGGAGAATAAGCCTTATGCAAAGAAAAAAGATATTCTAAAAGGACAAGAAACTGTTTATGATACTTATTTTATGGTTGTAAATGATAAAGAAGATAAGGATGATAAAGGTATTATTTCTTATACTTATTCTTGTACTGATGCGTATGTAGAAGAACTTTCAAAAACTGGTTATGAAATTCAGTTTTCTGATGATATTGAAGTTGGAAATGGATTGGGAACAATTCACGATTTTTCAAAACAAGTTGCGGCGGGAACAGATTGGGTATATAGAGAAGATAAAACAGGAACTTTAATTGAATATCTTACTGATGTACAGTGGAATGAAGAGCAGCAGAGATTTGATGAAGTTTATACACCTATTCCTTCTCATACTTATAAATTCATACCTGAAATATCTCAATATGCGTATCAATTGGAAACTCTTGCAGAAGTGAAGGATGGTTATTATAAGCCTTTCTATTGTGCAGAAATGATGGATATGACGCAGACGATACCTGCGAAGAATCTTATTTCTAATGGTGATGATTTTACAGATTCAATAGGTTGGAAAGCGCTCTCGACAGGTACTCCATATGTGGTAGGACCTTATCAAGATAATGGTGAATATTATCTTCAAATTTCTAATTCTAATTCAAATCCATCTTATCTGTTAAATGATACAATGACAAACAATAGAACAATTTTACAAGCCTATCAACCTTATATTTTTAGATATACTACAAAAGGTAATAAAAATATCTTTAAAGGTCTTTATATTCATAATCAATATAAAAATGCAAAAGATATGAATGATAGGTTTAAATATAAAGTCCTTATGGATTTTAAACCCAATACTTATTATGTCATAAAGCCAACTACAAATATTTCAAACCCATATTTTTATCTTTATACAGAAATTGCTGGTACGACAGATGTAATTAGTGTTGAGTTTTTTAAGGCACAGGGAAAAGATGAAGCATCTCAAGTCTCTCTCATAGCCTCACTTGCGAATGGGGCATCAGCAACTGCGGCGCAACTAAATAAAATGCTACTTCCTTCTGATGCGGGTGAAGATATTGATGCATATTATGATAAAAAGGTAAGATATTTTTATCGTGACAATTATAAAATTCAACTTTCTACAAATGTTGAGGTTCACGAAGATCCTTTTATAGATGATGAATTAGAATTCGTATCTTTTGATGATATAAATAATGCCGAATATAAATTAGCGAAAGTAGATGGAGTTACTTCTATTGTAGAGAATAAGCCTTTACCAATCCAACTTGTTTCTGAACTACCTGAAACTGGAGAGGATAATAAAATATATCAACTTTCTACTGATAATTACTATTATCAATATTATAAAGTAGAAAGAAATGGTATCACAAATGGTAAATGGAATTATGCAAGATTTGGTAGTGGTCAAGTAGATAAAATAAGAACCCTTGTAATTAGTAAATCTAATCGCTTTAATATAATTCAAGAAATTGCTGAATTATTTAGGGTATGGCCAGTATTTGAAGTGCATAGAAACGAAGACGGCGCGCTCGTCAAAGAATTTTGGTATAAAGAAAGTGCATTACGAGATAATTTTGCTGGCTTCCATAAAGGTATTAATCTTTCAAGTATAACTCGAAAACTTGAAAGTGATGAAATTGTAACAAAAATGTATGTTGAGGATGTAGAAAAGAGTTACATTACAGATGGTAAGATTTCTATTGCCGAAACTACACTTAATCCTTGGGGAGAGAGATATTACTATAATTTCCGTCACTATATTGAACATAAACTTGTCGGACCTGAAATTGACAGAGACAAAGAAGAATTATATCGCCAAGTTAAGGTCTTAAATGAGAATGAGAAAGAAACCTATGATAAATATAATACTTATTATAAAACTTATCGAGATAATCAAGATAAGATAAAATTATATTCATATCAGATTTCTGCTTGTACTGAAACAATGACAAGTTTAAAAGAAACAATAGATGGGTTAGTAAAAGAAGGGGCAGATGAAGCATTACCTGACCTTGTTAATGCTCGTAGTTCATATAAAAATCAAAGCAAACAAAAAAGTAAGTATAAGAAAGAATCAGATAAACTTCAAAAGCAGAATGATAAAATAAAAATAAAATTAGACAATCTTTCTGCATCTGTTACTTCTATTGATACTCAGAAGAAAACCCTTATCTCCCAATTTGAAACTAAATATTCTCAATTCATAAAAGAAGGAACTTGGGTAGATAGTTCATATGCAGATAGTTCAACCTATTATATCGACTCTCAAAAAGTATCAAATACTTCCGCAATACCAAAGGCAAGTTGGACTATAAATGTCATTGATGGTGGCGGCGCAGAAGAATTAAAAGACTTCTTCTTTAAAGTAGGAGACAAAACTTTCTTGGTAGATAATGATTTCTTTTATCGTCCTACTGAAGAAGGCAGAGATTACAAATTTGAGATTTTAATCACTGGATATCACGATTATTTCGACAATTCTCAAAAAAATCAAATTGAAGTTAGAAACTATTTGACAAGTTTTGAAGATTTATTTCAAAGAATTTCTGCGGCAACTCAGACTTTAGAGTTGAATGAACAGATTTATGATAAAGCAGATAGATTTACTGCGAATGGAGAGATTAGTAGTGCTATTTTGCAGAAGAGTTTGATTAATAATAATTTTGTTTTAACGAGTTCTGATGATAACAGTTATGAGTTAGATGTTGAAGGATTAAAACTTCAATCTATTCCAAATCCTACTAAGAGAGTAAGAATTACTGCTGATGGTATTTTTATTTCTAAACAGACAGGTGATAATGGTGAACCTGTTTGGAGTACTGGTATTACAGGAGACGGAATTAATGCAAGTTTAATTACTGCAGGCGAGATTGACACTTCATTGATTAAGATTTTTGGCGGTAGTGGTCAAGAATTATTTGCTTGGAACGAACTTGGTATAACAGCCTATCATAGCCATTCTACTAGTGGAACAAAAGACACTAGTAAGTATTTTACTAGATTTGATCAATTTGGTTTATATGTTATTGAAGGAGATAGCGATTTTAATTATAATCAAGAAGGAAGCACTTGGTTTAAAGATATAACCCGTACTGATGCAATTAATAAAATTCAAGATAAAGCTTTGGTAAGTATTACTGATAATGGTTTCAAACTAAATATTAAAAAAAGTCAAGGGCGATTAACATTAGGGTTTTTAAACGAACAAAAATCCGATTATGGTTTATTAATAGAAAGAAAATTGTCTGGAGATAGTGATTTCAAAACTATTGCTAAACTTAGTAGTAATGGTTATTCTGAATTAGGAGGCTTTGATATTGGAAGTAGTGGACTACATTCTAAAGATCAAAGATTAAGCTATTATACTACAGGTATTTTAATGCATGATTATAATACTAATGGTGAACCAATAGAATTTGTAGCCGATCTTTCAGGATTACCTTTTTATGCAACACATTCTGTTTTAGGTAAACTTGACATAACCCCTTTAACTGGCTGGAATTTTAAACAAAATCATTTTTGGTTTGGACAGTATAATTTATCAGATATTTCTCACACTTCCATTCATGGAGATGGAAGTACAGGTACTTTGTGGGTTACAAAACTGTATGTTAATGGTCAAGAAGTTGTTCCTGGTGGATCAGGAGGAGGAGACGGTACTTTTATTAATCCTCTTAACAATTACAATGACATCTATAAATCGGCAGATTACCCAAAGTATCCTAGTGGTGGAAGACATACTGGTATAGATTATTGTTGCAGTTCAGGAACTTTAAATAAGCAGGTTGTTGCAATTCACGATGGAACAATAGAAAGTGTAACCCATAGTTCAACAGGCTATGGAAACCATGTTGTAATTAATCACCCTGATTATCAAATAAGAAGTCTATATGGTCATGCATCAAGTATTGCAACAAACCCTTCGACTGGACAAGAGTGGCAGCATGGAGATAGCGTTCAAAAAGGTCAAGTTATTATGTATGCAGGAGAATCTGGTAATGTTACTGGACCTCACGTCCATTTAGAGATAAGAGTGCCCCCATATACTTATGATAGAGATGATATAGACCCTGAAACCTATGTTGCAGTGGTAAACAAAAATCTTCCTGCCACAAATGTAATGTCACAATCTCAAATTGCAACAGCACAAAGAATTATTAATTATTTAACTGTTAGAGGATTAACAACTTCCGCGGCAGTAGGTATATGTGGTAATGTTTATGGAGAGTGTAGTTTTGATTATTCTCAAAAGGTTATAGATTCTGATGGGTATTGGGCAGGTGGAATGTGTATGTGGAATGATCACTATGGCAACCTTACTCGAATGAGTAACTATGTCGCAAGCCATTATCCTGATAATCCAGATTGGAGAACTAATCTTGAAGGTCAATGTGACTATTTAGTTTATGATATGAAAGGTAACTATAGTGAAACTTCTGGGACTTATCAAAGTAGATTAAAAAGTACAAATGAACAAGGAGTAATACATGATCCTACAAATACAATTACTCTGTTTAGTTATTTAAAAATGCCACCTAATACTTGGGTTGGAGCACAAAAAGTAGCAGATACTTTTGTGAGAGTATATGAATATCCTGGCAGTATTGAGACTGCTAGTGAAAATCGTCAGAAGTGGGCAAGAGAAGTGTGGAATAAATTGATAAATTCTTGACAATTTTATCTTAATCTGATATAATATAATTAAGAAATAAAATAAGGAGGATTCATTCAATGAAACTTGGAGATATAGAAACTCTTATCCCAACTCTTTCTTCAATCTCAACTCAAAAACTTCCCTTTAAACTTTCCTATAAAATCACAAAACTTAACTCTCGTTTAAAAGACGATTACACCTTCTACCTTGAAAAAGGCAGAGAAATTCTCGATAAATATGGAGAAAAAGATGAAAAGGGAGAATTCAAAACCTTTTCAAACGGAAATTTCATTATTAAAAAAGGTTTTGAAGAACCTGCAAGTAAAGAAATGAAAGAGTTAAGAGATATAGAAATGGACGCAATTGAAATTTTCTTCACACCTGAAGAACTTGATTGTCTTGAGATTTCACCTGAAGACCTTGCTCCACTTCTTCCTTTTATAAAAGAATAAAGGTAAAATAAAAGACCTCTATTAAGAGGTCTTTTTTTTATATCTTCTTTTCTACCTCGTTGCGCGCCGTCAACTCAAATATTTGAGTTTGACAAAGCGCATTATTTTTTGGAATTTTTTATCCAAAAAATTACTTATAAATTGGAAGAGAAAATCCAAAAAAAAAGGAGGAAAATATAATGGCATCACATTTCACACAACCATATAGTCCCGTGGCCGCGCAATATGGCGCATACCCACAGTATCAACAATCACAAGTTCAACCACAACAGGTTACCCAACCTGCTTCATTCTATCCCTCAACTACGTTCCTAAACCCTGCGGGCGCAGTCTATGTTACAAATACCCTTCAAGAAGCAAATAATGTACCCGTAGGGATGGGGACGACAGTTGCACTTTGTCTTCCAGAGAACTTAATGTATATTAAAGTTTCTCAAAATGGAGTTCCACTTATCAAACAATTTTCTTTAACTGCGGTAGAACCTAAGACTCCCGCAGATCTTCAACAAGAAAATGAAGAATTAAAATCTCACTTGACTACTTTAGAAGAAGAAGTGCGGCAACTCAAGGCGCAACAAGAAGAAAAAACTACTGCAACAGGAGGTTCATCTAAATGGCAGCTTTAAATCCCTTTCAACTAATTTCCCTCGCAAGAAGTGGTAATCCCGCGCAAATCGCACAACAAATCGTATCCCAAAATTTCCCCAACGATCCTCAAATGCAACATTTAATCGAAATGGGAAAGAATGGTGATACTCAAGGTATTCAAGAATTCGCTCAACAATATTTCAATAGCCAGGGAAGAGACTTTAATACTGAGCTAGAGTCTTTTATGCGTATGATTGGAAGAGGTTGAGTATAAAATAACTTAATGGAGGTAATCAAATGAACGAAGGTCTTTCTGTAGCTGATGCTCTTGCATTAGGTAGCCGTGATGGCAATGGTTGGGGAGGAGACGGCGGCTCTTGGTGGGTTATCCTTCTTGTCCTTTTATTTGCTGGCTGGGGCGGTAATGGCGCTTTCGGCGGCAATTATGGCGGAGGCTTCGCACCTGCAACTGCGCAAGGTGTAACAGACGCATTTAATTTCAACTCAATTCAAGGCGATTTAGCTGGTATTCAGGCCGCAATCAGTAACGGTTTTAACAGTCAAAATGTTTCTTTCCTTACTGCAAATGGTCAGAACCAACTTCAAATTTGTCAGGGCTTCGATTCTGTAAAACAGGCAATTGCAAATTCTGACTATGCAACACTTCTCGGCATAAATAACGTATCTCATCAAATGGATATGTGCTGCTGCGAAATTGAAAGAGGTCAGGATGACATCAAATACTTGATGGCAAATAACCTTAATGCAATTCTTACTGCATCTGACAAAAACACAGATCGTATTATCAACTATCTCACAAATCAGGAAATGGATAGACTCCGTACTGAACTTCAGTCTGCACAGTTCCAGATTTCACAACAGGATCAAACAACAAGCATTATCAATCAGTTAATGCCAATCGCTAAACCTGCATATTTAACTGCAAGTCCTTATACTGCACTCAATCCTTATAGCTATGCAAATGGCTTTGGATACGGTTGCGGAAATGGTTGCGGCTGCAATAACTAATTGGTAGGTGAAGAAAGGAGAGTTTTCCCTTCTCTCTCCTTTCTTCCAATTTTATTCTATTAAAGAGGTGATTAAATGAGTTGTTCTCCTTGCAGAAGACTCTGTAACAGATTAATACTCTCAGATAGTGTTACCTTTGCTGATGACACTCTTCTGATCGACATTCCCGCAGGTACTTATTTTGATAATGAGAAATATTGTATTGTAGTAGCTCAGACTATACCTGCAGAAACAACAATTAATGCAACAGTTGCAATTACGATTGGCGGCGACACTGGCACAACATACCCACTCGTTAATTGTAATCTTACACCTGTTAATGCATGTTCAATCAATACGAGAACACGCTATTCTACAATAGTTAGAACTGGCGCAACTAGTGGTAGTTTTGTTCTTATGACAAGACTTCCTTGTTCTCAATGCGTAAATAATTTGCCCTCGCTTCCTGTAGAAGCTCCGGCGACAGTAACAGGAGGTACTAATGGATAAGTTATATAGTAATGCGCAAAAAGAACTTCATAAGATAGAAGAAAGTGGACTTAGCTCAAACAACGTAAGTAATGCGAAAATGCTAACTTCTATTATGAAGAATATTTTAACAATTGAAGCGATGGAGGATGAGCAAATGTACGACCGTTACGAAGCAAGACGCGGTGGACGCTATGGCACTTATGATGAACGCTATGGTAGAGATTCTGGCCGCAACTCAGGTCGCTATGGACATCGTGATTATGACCGTATGTATGATAAAGTTTATCGTATTGAAGACGGTTTAGATGCGTATGTTTATGGAAAAGATAGATATTATGATGGCGACCACTCTGGTAGTATGACAGAAGGTCTTGAAAAGACAATGTATGCTATTTGCACTCTTGTTGAGACCATTATGGATAATGCTGAAACTCCAGAGGAAAAAGAAGTTGTTCGTAAGCACGCTCAAAAAATTGCACAAATCTAATGAGATTTAAGTATTATAATGCAAATCCATTAAAGCGTAATGTGAATGATTGCACTGTTCGAGCAATATCTCTTGCTACTGGGCGCACTTGGGATGAAACCTATGAACAGTTGACGCGAGTGGCGCAAGAACAAGCAGTTATGCCCGACGATGTAATTTATATCGAACAATATTTGTCAACACGATATGAAAAAATCTGCGGCTGTAAAGGTGAAATAAGGGTTACGGTAGGAGAGTTCGTAGATACTCATCCACAAGGAACTTATTTGATAACTATGAGCGGGCATATTACTTGCGCGATTAATGGGTGCATATACGATACTTTTAATCCACAAGATAGATTTGTATGGAGTGCTTATCGAATATAAAAAAAAAGAAAGAGGGCAAAAGCCCTCTTTTTTTTATTCCCAATTTGAGAAAGTTAGTTCTTTAAAAAGAGTAAGACCATATCTTCCTATACAGATTGCGTCAGCCTCATCTTGAGAAACTTCTCTACTATATGTATTTTTAACTAAAAGTTGAGCACTTTTCTTTTTATCTGCTCGACTTTTTCCTTTTATATCGTTATACTTTCTCCAGACTCCTGTATGCGCGAGTTTAAAAGGAAGTTTTTCTTCTACCGCTACGTCTATCAATACTCCTTGAAGTTGAGCTAAAATTTGGAAAGTGGTAACTCCAATTGTGTTCATTGGTCCACCTTCAAAATTTTGTAATTGAATGTCTTCAAAGATTAATCGATCTACTTTCCAGGCCGCGCACATATCAGAAAACCAATGCTTGAGGTTATTGATTTTGATTTCAGTCTTATCCTCTTTATTCTTAAAAACTCCGTAAGAAACTAACTTCTCATTATCAAAAACCGCCCAACCAGTAACATTGGTAGCTTGGTCTAATGCAAGAGTTCTCTTGATACCACGACTTTTAGGGATAACTTCATTCTCTTTTGTCTTTTTTAATGCGGCTGCAGCACACTGCGGACATTCTTTACTCTTTCTCCACTTATCATAAGTCATATGACAAGTATGACCTTCAGGACACACACATTCCATTAAAGTTGATAAGTTTTCATACTTATCTGCGCGCAGTTCCCAACCGTTATCTTGGTACTCTTTCTTTAATCCTTCAATATTATACTTTGCCATTTATTTCGAGATTTTCGGCAAGTTTTTCTAAACCTGTTGAGCCGAATCCTCCATTACGGTCTTTCCCATATTCTTTTACATTATCTACGGGATAAAACTCTATGGCAGGAGATTGTTGGATTTCAATTTGTGCAATTCTCATACCTTTTTCAATTTTATAGGTCTCTGAACCACTATTCCAAAGAGGTACTTTTATTTCACCTCTATATCCTGCATCTATAATACCTACACAATTTGCAATTCTTAAACCCGTCTTTAAACTCAGTCCACTTCTTGCATAAATGTGACATACATATCCTTCAGGAATTGCAAGTGCTATACCTGTGGAAACTGCGTGAGTCTCACCGGGCATTAAGTCATAATCTTCATCGGCATAAATATCTGCGCAAGCATCAGAAAGGTGGGCATATTCAGGAATTTTTGCAGTAGGAGTGAGTAATTGAATTGGCATATCGACAATAGTACGATTAGCAACTGCCTCTACAAAATTATCTCCTAAAAGATTAAACAAATCTTCAACACTCATACCTGAAGCCAACATTTGGGACTTTAATTCTTCAAACTCCTTTTCATCAAACCCCGGCGCGCCTTGTTCAATCTTACCCATTAAATTGATAATGTTTTCAAGTAACTTATTATCATTAGTAGGTTGTTCTTGACCTTCAATTATCCTTGCATTCATTCCCAAATCCCTCCAAATACTTTTACGATTTTGAGAATTTCACAAGCATCAATAACTTCGCCTTTTGCCTTTTTCTCTTTATGAGTGTAGCCTGCTGAAGCAATTTGATAACCTTTCTCATTTGCATCTGCACGGACATCATCAATGGCCTTACGAGCCTCAACATCGGACTCTACTCTAAACTCTTCTGTTCGTTTTAAAAGAATCATTCTTCTCGCCTCCTTTATCTCATATTATATCACAATGACTTAGAAAAGTCAAAATTTACATTGGAACAAAATCTTCCTTGTGCATTTTTATCACAACTTACAATCTTTAATCCTGTAATACCTAAAGATTTTGCCTTTTCCTCTAAAAGAGAAGGGTTTTTGCTTATAATAATACCATTAGTATACTTTGCATACCATAACATTTTTTCTGTTCTACCAATAAGCCTTTTATTTAATACTATATCCATATTCCTTTGCACCAAAGAACTCTTGATAATATTGTTCTCTTTCTCCTAATTCTTCCTTTTTACACTTTTCCACTATTTCAAAAGTAAAATTCCAAACTCCTTCCTTCTCCATAGCAGGATAAAGTTTATTTTGGGTGATAGGTTCTGCGCCGAGAGCGCGCTTAATATGCTGTTTCCAACGAGCCGCGATATCTACTGCTTGACCTATATAAACTCGTTGGTCATTTATATTGGTAATTTTATAAATACCAGTAACCTTATCTGCACCTACAACCCTTCCTATAAGAGAGGTGTATGGTTTTTCAAAATAGGTCTTATAAATGAGTTTATTAAGTACGTCAGGATTATGAAGTCTATTTTGTAATTTTTTCAACTCTATCACATCTTCTATCACATCATCTTCTACTTGTAAGCGATAAAAATCTTTTTGCTGTGCAATTTCTTCCTCATGCTTAGCCGCCTCAATAAGTGCGCGCTTCTTATTCCTTAATTCCTCTATTTCTTTAGAAAGAGTTTCTAATTCAGAGTTCCACTCCGCAGTTTTTGCTTCAAAATTCAAACGATTTTCTTCAAGCTGAATAGACAATTGACTAAATTCATTTTGGCTAATTTCAGCGATTTTTTGTTTCAATTTTTCACGTTCTAATTGTAATTCTAAATGAATTTTTTCAGAAATTTCTTTGCGTTTAGAATCTTCTTCTTCTTTCAGTGAAGCAAGTAACTCTTTCTTCTTTTCATTTTGAGATTCTTGAAGTTGTTGAATTTCAGAAGCAAAAGTACATTTCTTTTCTGCAATAAGTCGGTCCAATTTTAAGTTTTCTTCATTCAATCTTTTATTTTGTGCTTGAGACTGTTCATCTATCTCTATGTTTGCGCGACGTCGTAAGAAAAATCCTATGACGCCGCCGCAAACTAATAGAAGTAAATATATCAAAAACTCATAAAATTTCATCGTAATTCTCAGGTGTAACGATAACTTCTACCATTCCGAGTCTTTCGGCTTCTTCTGTATCGAACCACCAATCGTCTTTTTTCTTTTCATCATAGAGTTCAGGAGATATTTTAGTATGGTCAAGCACTATTTGTCTTAATTTTTCTCTCTTTTTCTTGTAATAGTCCGCGGCACTTTCGAACTTATGTGCATCGCCACTCATTACAGTAGAACCTTCGTGGAAAAGGAAATTAGCAGAGGAAAAACTATACCTTTTATGACCGCAGATATAAATGAAGTAGCCACCTGAGTAAGCGCGCCCTTGATTAATAGTGTAAACTGGCGTCTTACTCATATGTATTGCATCTATTACTGTAAAGGTTGCAGTAAGATCTCCGCCGCTTGAATTAATAAAGATTTTAATAGGAATTCTATCTTCTACGGGGATATTGAGTTGCTTATCAACGATATTATAAAAACGAATAAATGCGTCGACACCGGCGCCAGTTACTTCTTCTATATCACTAATATAGATATTCCTATTTACAATATCAACATATTCAGATAAACTTTCAAAATCTTTAATTGAGGATTGATTAAGATACGCTTGAAGGAGAGCTTTAATATCTGTATCAAGTGTCCATTTTGATTCTTGTTCTGTTTCTTTAATCATTTTTCTCCTCCTTTAAATAGCACCATTTACATTCTCCGTTCTCAAATTCATGAGGACACTGGGCGCGCAACTTGGCTATTTCTACTAAATTCTTCGCAATATCTGGATTCAATGTCCAAATGTCGGGAGTGATAAGGCTCTTATTTAACTCGTTGATTCTTTCAATTTCGCGTTTAATCTCTGGCCCTGTCATTACCAAACACCTCCTATTTATAATTAAATATATTTGAAAAGAATAGATCTTTTGAATTAGGATAATGTCCTACTATTCTTCTACATCTTATTTTATCATCCCAATCACAAAACTCGTAAAAACTTTTATTTGAATAAAGGTTACACCATTTCTCTACGGTAGATAAAAGAGGAATAGAGCCTGTTCTTGTTCGTGGATGAATACGAAAATTAAAGAATAATTTTCTTTTTCGAGTTTCCAATATTTTCTCTAAACAATCTATAATAAGTTCTTCTTCTTCTTCTTGAGTTTTAAAACGATATTTATCATTTAAATAAGAGAAGAAAATAATTTTACCTTTTCTATATTGAGAGACCTGTTCCATTTCTTCTACTGAGAGTTCTTTTCTAAAATAGATATACTGTTGACTTGGAAACCAATCTGCAGTTAAGAACTTAATTGCACCCGCGACGCTATCCATTATTATAGGATAATAAAAGTGGAATACTTGGCTTGATGTAAATTTTTGAATATTGCACAAGTATTCATAATCATATTCTGTGATATCGGGGTCAATAATAAATACTTTTCGTTGATGAGTCTCAGTTACTTTTCGTTGATGAATTGAGATGAATTCTGCACGCGCATTTCCGAGTTCTTCTCGTTCTGCTTTTGTTTCCCATTTTCTACTTTTTATATATTTCTCGTAAATTGTAGTGTCGGGCGCGCATTCTAATACTTCTTGTGGAATTGGAGAGTATATTCCTTTTGTAAAAAACATTCCTCCAAAATCTACATTATCTCTTGTGTATATGTCAGGAGTAACAGTAATCTGTTTACCGTTTCGATTTTTACGAATGAATACTTTTTGGTAAAGGTCAATATTTTTGAAATCGAGAAGAAGATGGACTATCTCCCCTTTCTTCTTAAAATAAGAAGAAAGGAGCATAATTTCTGGGTTTGGAACGAAGGTCTTTCCGTCAAATAAATCGCAATCATATAAACCTATCATTACACTTCACCATATCGTTTGGATTGGAGACTGAGCAGTCCATCTTCATCGATTCCTTTTATTAATTGAATGACTTCACCTGAAGTATTTTTATATTTCTTTAATTGGAATGTATCGTCTCTTCTCATTCCCATTACAAGTAACTTATTGCCGCGAGTAAACCAAGATTTTTCAATGACATGTTTCTTGCCATCGGCACCTTTTTCACTTATCTGTCGGTCATACTTTGCAAATTGAGCTTGATAAATTTTTACATTTACAACTCCGTCTTTTGTAAGAAGGGAGATACTATTTTTATTCTTCTCTTTATTGATAACTGTTCCTGCAATATGGTACAGTTTATAGATTGGGACTTCTTTATCTTTAATGGTGATAACTCTTTCTACTTGAGGTTCTGTTGAGAGTTTATTAAAGTTTGCAATGTTGTATACTGCACTGTCTAATTTTTCAAGTTCGTGTTCGTGATAGTAGAACCCAATTGAGTCCATTTCCCACTTTGAGATTGAACCAAGACAATATTTATCCCAAGTTTCTTTAAGTAGTTTCTCATTTAGTTGCGCGAGGACCGCATCCTTATTTTCTTTAAGGTACGCGCGCATTCCGTCCATCTCTTTTTTATAAATCCTATCCCATTCTAATTGAGAGATTAATTGCTGTCCATTTTCCCACCAAGTTAAATCTTTATCAAAGTGAAGACTATAGAATGGATCGGCAACACTATCTATCTCATATGCAGTTCCAATTTTATGTGCTTTCAGATATTTATTAAAATTAAACAATTTTGCATAATACTGATAATCTTCGGGGATCAATTCATACTTTATCAGCATAGCCATATTCTGGAGAGTGAGTCTTTGTTTCTTATCAGAGATTGAATCAATATACTCTCTCATAATTTCTATTCTATCTCCAAAACAATCAAATGCGCCTGACTTAATCAAGTTCACCATTTGAGGTTTGTTAACTTTTACTTTTGACAAAAAGTCCCAAATATCTGTAAATGGACGATTTGCCATTATATCATTAATTACTTCTGCACCTATTCTTGTAATACCTTTAATACCATAAATAATTGTGTTATTTTCGGCATCAGGCACAAAAGTAAATGAAGATTTATTAATGTCGGGAGGTGCAACGATTATGCCGGCCGCCCGCATCTGTCCTATTGCCGTAGAAATCTTACCATAGTTTGTGTTACGAACTTTTTTCTTCTTTCCACTTCTATCTGGCAAATCTTCATATTCTGCGTCATCATCATTCTCTATCTCATTTATCGGAACTATCTCGACAATTTCATCTTCTTCTTCAGCGTCTTCATTGCCTCCACTATTTGTAATAAGGCATGCGCAATTCCAATAAATAGACGGATAACAATTTGCGAGAATGAGAGTTTGGATTCCAACAAAACTATAGGCCAATGAATGAGGAAGTGCAAAACTGTAACCCATTTGCGGACCCATAGTAGTTTCCCATACATATTCTCCAAAATTCTCATCTCCACATTGAGTTATAAATTTTTCTTTAAGTTCTGGGATTTTACTCATTTGTTTCTTTGCGACTATTTTACGAGCCTGATTTGCTTCTGATAATGTAAAATGTGCAATATCCTTATCCATACAAACAAGCATAAGATCTTCTTGAAGTGCGGGCGTACCTGCACGAGGAAGATAATATTTTTCCAAAATCTTAATTTGTTCATCAGACAAATTTCTTCTTCGACATTCTCCGTACCATAATTTCATATTATTCTTCATACGGATATATCTCTCAATAGGTCTTTCTTTACCTTTCTCACCCATAAGTCTCATTAACGCATTTGCCATTGTCATTTGAATGGGGTTAGTTGGATGAATAGATTTCGCGGCTTGGAGACCTACTTCTGAGTTAAACTGGAAGACGTCGATTGTGCTTCCTTCAAAAAGACTATCCCAAATTCGTTCATCGCTCAAGTCTATTATTGAAGGGTGGAAGTGAGATTCATATATATCACGCAAAGTTTCTTCTTCGAAATAACCGTCTGCTTTGAGAAGATTAATTGCATTAGTCAACTTATCACAAACTTCAGTAACAAGAAAGTCGAACTTAACATCACCTAATGCCTCTGATTCGTGAAGTGCGAATTGTGTTATCAAATCTCCGTTTGGACTTCTCATAATCGCATTTGTATCGAATGGAGTTGAGTTATACAAGATAACACCTGACGCGTGTTGACCTCTTTTATTAACTAATCCTTCAATTGATACCATAATATCAAGAAGACCAGGATACTTATTTACTTCTGCAATAAATTGTTTGATAGGTTTACGATCTTTCTCTTCATTTCCATTTACTACATCAGACAGCGGCCATAAGAAACCTCTTTCTTGAGGAATAAGACCACTTAAATATAATGCAATATCAATGTCGATGCCTTCAGGATACTCGTCAGAACGATATCCTCGGCACGCAGTTTGGATTGCAGAACGAGTTCCTTCTGTGCCGAAAGTTGCAACTTGAAGAAGATTTGTTTCTCCTATTTCTTCTCTTATCTTTTTGAAGATAAGTTTGCGCTTGGAAGGACTGAGGTCGGTATCAATATCAGGGAGTTCAACTCTCTCTTTATTCAAGAAACGCCAATACATTAAGTTCCAACGAATAGGATCAAGCTGAGTTATACCTAACAAGTAGTTTGACAAGAAACAAACTGAAGAACCACGACCTGGTCCACTCAAACTGCCGCAATCCCAAAATAAATCTATATAATGTTGGAAAGTATTAAAGTAAGCGAATAAGCAGTTACCTAATTTCTCTCCAATTGTGTTAATTACATCGGCTTCAATTTCAAGTCTTGTAAGATAATCTTCTCTTGTCTTTTGCTCTCCTTCTTCTGTTGGGATAAGCCAAGGTTGGAGACGGTTAAGATTTTCTATACATTGATTTACCCAATACTTTTCTTGGGAATTGCCTTCTGTGCAAAGTTTATGAAGTATCGGATACTCATTTCCTATTAAGGCGCGCGCAGCATAATTTTTAACTGGTCTTGTGGGAATGATAGGTTGATGAAAGAGTTCGTACCCTTCAATTTTATCCATAATTTCTATGGTCCGCGCGCACATGGTAGCAAACTCATTTTCATTGAAGCAATCTTTCAAATTCTCAAATGCTTCTTCATTATCCATTAAATGGGCATAGAGATAAAAGTCGTCTACTTCTCTATCACCATTTTTAGAGTTAAGATATGCTTTATGAACATATCTATCTTTTGCAGTTAGATAATGGGCGTCTGTCGCAAATAACATTGAGATACCCATACCTTTTGCAATATCTTTTACTCTACTATTAAAGGTGATTTGGTCTTTACTCTTACTTGGCGCGACCTCAATCGAAAAATCATCACCAAATAAATTTTTACACCAACTTAAAAATTCAAAGATTGCCTTCTTACATTCGTATATTTCTGTTTCATTATTCTTTTTCTCTGCGGTGATGAGGTCAAAAACTAATTTCGGCAACTCTCCACCTAAACACGCACTACTTGCAATAAGAGAGTTAGGATATTTCTTAACTATTACTTCAAGTTCAGATTTTAATGTTGGTACTCTTTCCATACCTCTGTCGAAATATGAATTGTACCAAGCCTGAGAACTTAATTCTCTTAATGCGCGGTGACCTATGTTATTTTTTGCTATAAGAATAAAGTGATAATATTTTTGAGACTTATCTCTTGTATCGGTAAGATAAATTTCATTACCTAAACCGAGTTTGAAATCTTGTGGGATAAGTTCTTTTTCTTTTAATTCTTTTTCTGCATTAATGAAGTCGACGTGACCGCATAATGCTTCGTGGTCTGTAATTGTGAGTCCAGAATATCCTAATTCTGCGGCAGTCCGCAATAAATCCTTTGGTCGATTTATGCAGTCAAGAAGTCGTATGTTAGAATATTCAGAGTGACTATGACATTCAAAGCGCGAATAATCTTTGATAGACACGGTTCTACTCCTCCTTTTATTTCTTTATAATTATATTATACCACAAAAAAGAAAAAAAGTCAAGAATTATTTTCTTGACTTTTTATATTAAAGCAGACAGAAAGATTTATTTTTTTTAATCTATTGGAACGCGGATTTTATCTATTGTTTGACCTCGATCATTCAATAAATAAACTTCATCTCCAGGTCCGCACTCTATTGTACGAATAGATTCATCTTTCTGTTGAATATCTATTAAATATACAGCCCAACCTTCTGAACAATTGATGCAGTTTGGACCAGACCATTTTTCATTTGCGATGTGGCAAGTTACACAGTCACAATTTATTGGGTGTCTATCCAGGTTTATATTAATAAGAGCAATATCCTCATAATATGATATTGTATTATAATTTTTACTTTGGATTTTCATTAACATTAAAAATCTCCTCCTATCTATCTATCTGTCTATCTTCTTTTCTGTCTGCTTTTATTTATGTTTCTTACTCCAAATCCACTTTAAAGTTGTATCTTTACTTGGATCGTCCTTATCCCATACAAACCAAGCATATGCTTCTATTGAATTTGGTTTGATAGAAAAATCTCCATCTTTATAACAAGCAATTCGGTCTATATACTGGTAGATACGAGTTGGTGGATTTTTAGAAAATATTTCTTCATATCTCTTCTTGCTTTCTATGAATTTAAGACGTGCAAGCATAATGAGTTTATGACTGAAGCAAGAAAAAACTGCATTAACAAATTTATCTATATCTTTGAAAGGTGGATTCATTATAATAAAATCCGTGATAGGAAAATCTTCTTCTGGATCAAGTAAATCTATCCCATAATCATACTGAATTTGCGAATTTTCATATAAAGATTCGATATAGTCTTGCGCACCTCTATCAACTAAATCGCTCATAAAGAAATGAGTAGTAGAAATATGATTTTTATTAAGATAATCTATAATACCTTTTGCCATGTGTCCACCACCGCAACAAGGTTCCCATATAGTGCAAGAAGTGTTTATTCCTTCAACAGTAAACCAACGCAATCCTTCTTTTTCTAATATATTCTCAACCTCTTCAGGTGGAGTTGCATAATAATCTAAGTCAGCACGATCTAAATGGTCTTTATCATATCCTGCATAAGAACCCTTTTTACTATATTCCCCCATTATACTTCCTCCATTCCTGTAATAATTTCTATATCTGTATTTGCTTTATACCAATCAATAGACTTTTTGAAAGTCTCATAATCTTTTTCACAACAAATAAATTTACGATTAGTTTCTACTGCTGCCAGCATAGTTGTTAGTCCGCCCGCACAAGGATCGAAAACTATATCTCCTTCATTTGTATTATCAAGAATAAGTTCTTTAAATAAATCCCAATGTTTTTGAGTTGGGTGAATTCTTTTCTTACCACCAGGAATAGGGTACTTAAATACAGTATTCTTACATCTTGCATTAAAAGTTTTAGCACCTTTTCTTTTAAACCATACTGCAAATTCTACCCCACTTAAATATACATACTGTCCATTTGAAGGTACTGGGTTAGTTTTCTCCCATACTATTGGTCGAGTAGTACCTGGCTTATTTGCAAAGAATTTAAATATTTCGCTGAACTGTTCGCGTCCGCAGAATATAATAAGACTATTACCACAAATTCTATAAACTTCTTCACAGAATTTAAGAGTATTAAAAGTCGCTTTATCCGCGGCACCAAGAGTATCTAAACTCTTCATTTGAGAAAGACCATTCGTTTCCCTTTGAACTTCATCATAAGGAATGTCGGTAAGAATAAAAGGAATAGATTTTGCAGGCATTTTTGCCATTACGTCCATGCAATCACAATTATATACAATATTAGTTTCCATTATTCTTCCTCCTTTTTTAATTGAACCCTTTTTAGTTTTTCCAATGTACGCTCTACTGCAACTTGATTAGCCTCTTCTTCATCAAAAAATACTATTTCATCAATTACTTCTTTTTTGAAATCTGTTGCAAATTTCATAAATTCTCTTAAATCATCAAAATATTTTGTTTCTACATAAAAAGTGCCAACATCTTGTCTTCCATAATAAAAATGCTGATAATTTGTATGCTCATATACTATATAAACGCCAAATGTACACATTATTTTCTCTCCTTAAAAATCAAATAATGAGTTTCTAAAGTTATAATCCATTATCATAATTTGCGGAGTTACGTTGCCCGCCCACTCATTTAACTGCGCGCGGCCTACTATCTGTAATGTGAATTCATTATGACCTTTCAATTCTTCAATGAAATCTTTAGCATTAAACTTAATGAAAGTAACTCCGCCTACATTAAAGCGAACTGTATCAGAATTCTTTCCACATACATTAATGTCACTATAACTCAACTTTACTTCATCAACTACAAATAAAGGTTCTTCATTACCTTTACCCCAAATTTCAGGATGTGAACCGATAGAGAAAATTGCATCAGTCAGTAATCCATCATTTGCTTTAAAGTAAAAATCACAGTTATAAACACCCTCATTAAAATCGACATCTTTTAATTCTTCATTCGCGTACTTAATAAAGTCTTCTACTTTATTTTTATGGATACTTGCACCGAAAGCCTGCGCATGTCCTTCTGCAAAATCAAAATATCCACTATCATTGAGAAACTGTTTGAAGTCGGTCAGCGCGCATCTATCTGCGCCGCGACCTGAACCACTTAAATATCCATCGCTATTCTCTTTCATAACTAAAACGGGTTTCTTATATATTGAAACCAATTGCATAGCACACAGACCTGTAAGTGTACTTTCAATTGCATTATCTTCGACTTCAACTAAAATAACTTTATTCTCATCAAGTCCTTCTTTACAAATTGTCATTTGAAGAAGGTCAAGTGCTTTCTCTTTTGCTCTATTCTGACGAGAGCGTGCATTAACACAATTTCTTGCATTTTGTTCTGCAATACTTTCATATGTGCCAGCCTGCGCGCCTCTCTTGGTAGAAGGAACTCTCTTATCTCCATTTATGAGTGCTTGGAAGAGGATTTCTTTTTCTTCTTGTTTTCCTACTCTAATAATTGCATTAATAAGAGGAGAAATATAGAAAGCAATATGAGTTGGAGTTAAATGAGAGATGTCGCCAATTGAGTATTCTTGTTTTTTAATAAGCTCTTTAATACCTGTGTTGGTAACATTTTTTAAACCTTGTGTAAAGATGTATCTATTCTCAAGAGTTGTGACCAGCATCATATCACTGATTTCACCAACTGCAACAAGGTCAAGATACTTATCCGCATATTTCACATTATATTCTTCATCAAGTGCCTGACAAAATTTATATACAACACCTACACCAGAAAGGGCTTTATTCTTATAATTCTCACTCAACTGATTATTTACTACGCACGCATACTGAGAATATGACGGTGCTTCGTGGTGGTCAAGAACAAGAATATCTTTTCCACTTTCTGCAAGTTTTTGGTGATATTCTTCATCATTAGAACTCGAATCGGGAAGTATAACTAATTTTATATTTTCTTTCTCAATAATCTGTTCCCAAGTATCTTCAAGTCCGTGTTGTTTTCCAGTGTGGAGAATATATTCCATATTAATTTCTGGGTTAAGATCTCTTAAATACTGCCACATTACCGCTGCAGAAGTAAAACCATCTCCATCACAGTCAACTACAATCAACACATCATCATTAAGATGGCGTTTAATAAGTTGGATTGCGGCAGCAATATTATCTAAATCCCCATATGGAAGTAAAGCAGACTTTGTTGGCATTAAGAAATTCTCTAAATCAAAAACTCCTCTTTCTACCAATAAATTCTCCAAAAACTTGTTTGTATATTTAATTTGTGGTACTGTAAACTTCATTTAACTATCACTCTTTCCTTGAATAATTGTTTATAAACTTCAATTCCTCTATCTACAGGGCTGTCTTTTAGTCCTAATAATCCTTTATGGTCAAAGATTATTGAGAAATTTGCATATTTATTATATTTTTGACCTATGGAGTAAAGTTTTTGGAAATACTTATCTTCTCCTTTATAATCTCCATTTTCAAATTCTTTATCAAAAGCAATTACTATTTCCAATGGCGCGCAAGTCTTCATCAATAAGTCAATTTGTGCCTTATTTATACTTGAACCGCAACAAGCAACTGCAATATTGTTGTCTTTTCCAAAGTAGTCAAAATATTTTAGGCAACTTTTTTCACCTTCAAAAATGACTACTTTTTTTAATTTTTTGATATTATCTTGAACTAGATTTAGTCCATATAAATTTTGTCCAAGTGGATGGGCATACCATTTCTTTTCTATCTCTACGGGCATATATTTACCAAATTCTTCTACTTCATCTTTGTTTAGTGCGCGCCCGCGAATACCTACAAGATTTGAGTTTACATCATAATGAGGTATAATGATTTTGTTTCTTCTAACAGAATAAAGAATATGATATTCAGATAGTGCCGCCGCACTAATTCCTTCCTCTATCCATTCAGTAGGATAACTTTTTTCAAAAATATCCAACACACTTTCAGGATATGTAGGAAGGGTGATGAGTCTTTCTTTTCTTTTTAACCTATCTCTATCACTTCTATAAACTTCATTATTCTTTTTATTTGAAAAATCTCCTTTACCTTTTTCTAAAAGAAACTTTACAATATCAAAGAAACAAAAATCATTATCTTTCTTCTTTTCTTTATGAGTTTGAACAAAATTTAATCCTCTTAATTCCCAAACTTTTTGTATAAGATTAATAAGATTAAAACTACTTGAACAATCTGTGTAACAGTGAAAAAGTTTTGAATCTTTATAATAATATAATTTCAAACTTGCTTCTGCCGCATCCTCATTATGACAAATGGTTGGAAATATAATTGCTTCGGGGCGCACCACATATCTGTCTGCACCCAATTCTTGCATTATTTCAATAATATCTTCTTCTGTAAAACTATTTAATAATTCTTGTAAATCTATCATTTAAAATTCCCATTTCTTTGGATTGTCAACTTGTAAATCTTCTATATTTATTGCGGCCTCACCCACAGAAGAAATCATTATTCCTTCATTTAACATTCTCACAATTTCATCAATTTCGCCAATCTCCATACTTGTAAAATTCAATTCAACAGGAACAAATCCTTCAATTGGCTTAAAATCCTCATCGGTTATAAATAAATCTTTCTTTCTACAAGTGCCCAAGTTAAATGAACTCCATATTCTTACATTATTATATCTTCCACGTCTTAATTTATATACATCTGTTACCTGAGTAGGAATAAGTCCACTATCTTGTCCTAATCTACCTAAAGTGATCAACTCTTCTTTTGTCACTCTCGCTGTAATAACACCACAATCTATTTTATCTGCTATTGCCTTTGAACCTCTAATACATCTTTGGTCACGGATACCTTTTATATCCATTAGGTCGCCGTTTACTTGCGTTGCACTCTTTAAAAATACTTGCAATTCTACACAAATATCCTTTAATGCTGTCGATAACATTCCAAGTACAACATCTTCTCTTATTCTCAAATCTCTAAATTCACCTAATAATCCTGGACTAGAAAAGATATAATCATAAAATACATATTCTATATCTTTTAATAGAACTTCTTTTCTAATTATACCTTTTACTAATTGGATCGTAGGATCTGGCAATTGCACAATCGTGAAGTTATCTTCGAATCGCGTCATTACATCTATTGCTTGTTCTAATACTTGTTGTTCTATGTTAGTTAGCCTATTGCTAATTATTTTCTCTTCATTAATACCAGATAAATACGAAAGAATAAGAGTTTGGATTTCACTAATTGTCTGTTCTGTTCCTACATATAAAACTTTTTCTGTAGAACCACTACTTATCCATTCTGATACCGACCAATCATATATTACAGGATATGCTAAATAACACGCATCTCCTATCATACCTCTTGTCTTACCTACACCAGTACCAGAGGATTGCAGATAAAACGCACCTTTTCTCGCGCCTCTAACTACTGTATTAAAATGAGAACCTTGAAGTGCGGCACCGATATCGGGAGTACTCTTTAATGACTCCAACAATTCTCCTAACCCTTCAACTGCAGTTGAAGTTTTTGTGTTAGTTCCCGCACCGTATTTCCCCTCTACTTCTATCAACTTTTGTCGAACTTCATCAAAGATATTTTGGACAGTCATTGCATCAAATCTGCCCATCTTCTTCTCATAATTCTCGTCTAATACATTTTCAGGATAAAAACTTGAAGTATCAAAACCAGCTTTCTTCAAATCTTTTACTGCATTATATTTCTTTAAAGTCGAATAATAATAAGGAAAATTCTCACTTACGCTTAATTCTTCCGCATCTTGCAAATATTCTATTCCATTTGCTTTTACAAAACTATCATAAATTGCCTTATGACCTTTAAAATAATTGTCTATATCTGCGACAGTTATTCGTTCCGCGCCGCCAAGGAATAGATTATATATACCTGCAAAAATCTGTTTGTCTAATCGCTTTTCAAAATCGTCTGGAGTTAAATTATAAGAGTTGACTTCACCTAAAAGAAGTGGATTCTTCATTAAACAACCAAAAAGTTGCATAACAACATTTCTGTTTTCCACTTAATCACTCCTTTTTATTAAAAGTCTTCTATATCATAACTCAATTTCTTTTTTTCTTTTGGTTTTTGTTTTACGATTTTTGTCACATTTGTTGTTGCTACTGATTCTCCAATTTTCTTTGCTAATTCTACTTGTTGATTTTGTTTTTCGGCATAATAATGTTGTGCCTCATTATAAACATAAGGCACTATACCTATACCTTCATTTGCTTTTTTTATGTCTCCATGCTTTATCTCATAAAAATATGCTAATGCTTGATAAATTCCTTTATAAGTATAACCTTGATTAATGTACTTTGATATTTGAGAATATATTCTTGGGCCTGGCGCCTTAAAAGTAAATAATCTACAAATATACTCATACAAATCATCTTTTACTTTTTGTTCTTGATAACACTCTGGATGATAATGTTTATTTTTATAAGGAACGGACTCTTCTGAATTCGGAATTACCTTATGACAGATAGGACAAGTACAAGGTCTACCCATTTTTTCACCTTCTTTTTAGTTTATACTTATATTATATCACATTTTTGAATTTTTGTCAAATTAAGAGATTATCTAAGTATGCACTCGCCTGTGCGGTTTTACTTCTTTCAATAGAATTTAATCTAACTGTACCAAAAATTGGTGCAAATTCTTCACTGTCGGCAAGGTGAAGAAGAAGTTTTAGTCCATTCTTATTTTTAAAAATAAGATTATCTGTCTGTTTTATATCTCCATCAAAGAAAATTCGTGTACCCTCGCCACACCTAGCGACAAGCAATTTCACATGCTCGGTAGTTAAATTTTGGGCTTCATTGACAATGACAATAGAATTTTCAAAGCTACGACCTCTCATTACTGAAAGAGGTACGACTTCTACCTTGCCCTGACGAATGAATTCTCTCGAATATTCTACACCAATAAGGTCGAGAAGAGGACCCATATATATTAATTCTTTATCTACTGTGTCACCTGGCAAAATACCTAATTCTCTTGAATTATCAACGATAGAATTATTGGGAACATATACTATTTTATTAATATATCCTTTATCTAACTGATGAAATGCAAAATTAGTTAAAATAAAACTTTTACCTGTTCCAAATTCTCCAGTAGCAAGAATAATACTAATATCTTTATCCCATAATAAATCAAACAGGCACGATTGCTCTTGATTACGAGGAAAGATAGTATTTATAAATCTGTTTTTTATCTGAGTTTCTTTTATTAATTCAAGTTTTCCATTTTTAACTTTCATAGTAGACATAAAATCTCCACTGTTCTTATCGGTAATAATTAAAAACTCATTTTCCTTCATTCCTTCGAGAGGCTCTCTTCCTTGTAAAATAACCTCTAATTCTTCATTATAAATATTCTCATCACATTCAACTTCTAAATATCTTACACCAGTATAATTAGTTTCGACTTTATCATAAAAAATACACTCTACTCCTAATGCTTTTCCTTTAATGTGAATATTTAAATCATTAGTTATTAAAATATCTCCTACTTTCTGCGCCACCGCCAACAAATCATCGTCAACTATTTTTTTAATTACCTCCGGATAGTAATTAACTGTTTCGTCTCTCTTTAATTTATGTATGGCTCGGCGCGCATTGTATGCCGTCTCCGCATTTAAACTACGCTTTAATTCATCTAATTCTTTTACAACTGATAAAGTAACTTTAATTTCACCTTGATAAGTTCTTAAAACTGATGGATATTCTAATAATACATTTGTATCTACAAGATACATTTAATCACTCCTATAGAAGAACAAGGAGAGAATATTACATTCTCTCCTTATTTTCTTTTTATTTCTGTAATTCCCTCATTTCAGAAACAACTAACTCAAACAAATCTTTTTGAGATTCAGTTATCTCACTAAGCTTCATTTTCTTACCGAAAATCTTTTCTATAATGAAAGAAATTTTCTGTGCCATTTCTTCACTTTGAGGTTTTACAACTAAATCGTCCCAAAGTTGAATTGCTTCATCTTTAATTTGTTCAAAAGTACGTCCTTCTGAAGTATTATAAAATGAATTATATTCTTCACTCGCTGCACCAGTTCCATCTGCTTGGACTTGTTGGTCAACTGCATTATAAATCGCATTTGAAAGTGCTTCATAACTAAATTCAATACGGGGTTCAATATATTTAAATCTTGAACCAGCTACAAATCTATCGTCTCCACGTAAAAATAAGAAAGTTTTCTGCTCACCTGTATCATAGTTTTTAATGCTACGGATATAACCAATAATATCCACCATTTTATTAACTATATCATATGGTCTTTGTGGTAGGGCGGGCGCAAGAGAAATGTAATCATTTCCCTTTTCGTCCTTCATATTTTTTTCTGCACTATGAGAAGTAAAGATAACACCATAACCTAGCATCGCTATTTCACGGAAGAAATCTTCATATTCTTGTTTACAAAGTGCATATCCTTTGCCCCAAGGAATGTCTCCCAAGTTTTGAACTTGATTTTGCTGACATATATATTTTTCACAAAGCGACCATGCTACATCTGCAGTATCTACACAAACTGTGTAAAATTTTTCTTTAACGTCATCTTTACGAAGGTCTCTTAAGACCGCTTTTGCATCTGTCCACTTTTGAATAGGTTGCACATAAGCATTATTAAGAGCATTTGTACCTGTTTCAAATTCAAGAATAAGAGATTTAGGGAATTTGGATAGTAAAGTTGTTTTACCGACTTTTGGTAAGCCGTAAAACAACATATACTTACCTCTTAAATTCCTACTAATTCTAGTAGGCTCTAAGTTTAGAAGGTCAATCATTTAATCGACCTCCTATTAAAATCCAAATCCATTAGAAGCTGGCTTAGATGTAGTTGCAGCCTGAGCCGCAGCCTTTACCTTTTCATCCATTCTAGCCTTTCTCTCATTTAAAGCAACTCCAATTGCTTCATTATCATAGGCGCCCTCTTCTTCTGTAAGAGGAGCATCATGACCACCAGTAATGATGAGTTCCTTAACAGAGATAGTTCTACGAGTTACGATAGGTTCACCAAAACCACTAGGTTCTTCTGTTTCAATTGTCTTTGAAACAAAGTTAATATAACCACCAATCATAACTGTATCGCCTTCCTGCCAATTACCTTCAATATGCTTTGCAACATTAGGATTCTCGACAATATAGTCAATAAGTTCAACCTTACCGCCCCAAACAGGAAGAATACCTTTTATAATAAGACGACCAGTTTCAACACCATCTCTTGAAAGTTCAGGCGTAATTTTACCTATAACAATAATTGTCTTAAATCTTGCGCCGTCTTGAGCATCAGACTTCTTAATTTTATTAGCAAAACTTGCTCTAATAACAGGTGTACTAACAAGTTGACCTGTTGTCTTTGAAATAAAAGTATTTTCTGAAAGTTTACCTGAAGAACTAATGCGAATATAATCTGCATTTTCTTCTCCACCTGCCGCGACAGATGTAAATTCCTTCATAATTTTTGATGCAGTGTCATATGCGGGATTAGGCTTACCAGTTGAAGTTAACTGTGATTGATAAACTCTAATCGGAACTTCGGCAACAAATTCTTTATCACCAATATGGTTTGTTGTCTTAATAACATAATCTCCATAAATTACGGGGCGGCCACTTTTATCTGTGTTAGACTGAAGATTAACTTCGTTTAAAATTCCATCCATTGTAACTTCATTCAGTGCGCCATCTGTCCAATTTTTAATACCCATTTTTAATTTCACTCCTTAATCTTCATTTTAGGTAAAAGAATGAGGGGACGAATCCCCTCATTTAAACTATCTGTTGAAATTATTCAGCAGCAGCTTCCTTTGCAGCCTTCTTAGCGGCTCTCTTAGCCTTTTCAGCTTCTTTTCTTGCAGCAGCAAGTGCCTCATCATGAGCAACAGCTGCAGCTTCATCATAGTTACGACCTTCGTCAGTAAGAACTACAAATTTAACAGCAGTTTCCTTGCCTTCTTCGTCTACTGTTGTGCCTTCTTCACGAACACAATAACCTTTTGTAACCATGCCGTTAACAAGAACATTGATAGATTTTCTTTCAATTTCTGTGGCATCAGCAATCTGATAAGCGGTGAACTTTTCGCCGTCTGTGTCCTTCAAAAATTTGTGAATAAGTGCTTGTTTCTCTGTAAGTGTCTTCTTAATGTCTGCCATTACTTACATCCTCCTTTTGATAATATAATTTTATTCTCATAGCCGACTTATCATCTGCTATTTTTTATTACATAAATATTATATCACATTATTCTTCAGAAGTCAAATTTTTTTCTAACAAGAATTCAATATATCCGTTCAAAGAGTTTGCGCCTTGAATATAGTTTTCTGCATTAGCCATAAATTCTTTTGCGAGAAGTTGACAACAGAGAATAATGCGAGTAATTTCTTCATCTGCGAGAAGAGCCTCGATTTGAATTTTCTTGCGAATAGATTCGAGGTCTTCTAAAATAGAATCGATATTATCGAGAGCCTCTGAAGAAAGTTCCGATTTTATTTCGTTTCTATCTTTTGCATCATAGCAATAGTCAAGAACCTTGTTACAAATAGAAACAAAAGTATCTTTTCTATCTGTTATGAATTTATTTTGGAATTGATTGCGGCGCAGTACTTCTACCTCGTTTGCGGCCGCATCCTTTTCAAAATCTACTTTTATTACTTTATTTTCTTCGCTCATTGTGATTTTTCAACTCCTGAATTTCATTTGTTGTCCTACAATAGTCTGCATCATATAATACAATGGCTTCTTCCCAAGGTTCCCAATTAGACTGTTGTACTAAATATGGTTTTCCTTCTTTATGAAATGATTCAATAGTAGAACTTTTATCTAAAACTTCATTATATATATCAGAAAAAGAAAACCGAGGTCTAAAATCTCCGTCCCCATCCGAAAATAATGCAATCCATTCTGAATGACCAATATTTCCATTTAATTCCATTCTTTTTAGCATAGAACAGAAAGTATTTATCCATCTCTCATTCATTTCAACTTCAATTGTAAATTTTTTATTATTCACACAATCACCTTTATAATCTTCTCTCTATCTCCCATAGTCTTTGCAGATACACCTTGCGCCATTCTACTCGTCTCAACAATTTGAGAAAGAGAAATTTTTATTGTATTAAGACTTGAAATGAGAGTAATTTCTTTATCTTCACTTGAAAGAGGAAGAAAATAAGCCATCTCATCATCATCTTTTAATTTCTGCATATACACGCCTTTAGTCGCACGATTAGCAAGAGAACATTCACTATAAGGAATTTTCTTCGCAATACCATTTTTAGAAACAGTAAATATATACTTTGTATTATCGGGAATGAGCTGAGTGCATACGACTTCGTCTCCGTCATTTAACTTAATGCCGCAGACTCCTGAAGTTGCTCTTCCTGTCGCATTTACTGATTCTATGTCTATTATAACAGACTTTCCTTCTTTTGTCAAGAATTCAAGTGGCTCATTATTCGCAAAATGAATTCCGACAAGTTCATCTCCGTCTTTAAGTTTTACGGCAATGATACCTTTACTCTTTCTGAATTTATATTCGGATAGTGAGGATTTTTTGACGAGGCCGCACTTGGTAGTAAACAAGATAGAGTTATATTGAGACATTTTGTTAAAAGCAAGAATACGAACAATTTCTTCTCCTGCTGAAAGTTCAAAAATCTCACTACAATTTATCTTTCCATTTTCTGGCAATTTTGAAAGTGCGATTGAGAAGACTTTTCCTTTATTTGAAAAAGCCAAACACGCAGAAGTGTTTATGTCTGCGATAGAGTCAATAACATACTCGCCTTTATTCATTTTGATGCGGGTGCCCTTGCCACCGCGTCTTTGAACGAGAAGAGTAGACTTTTCTTCTGTATAAAGTGTACCACGATTTGAGAGATAGACAATGAGTTCTTTCTTTTCAATAGGTTCTTCATCTTCCCCATCAAAATTAAGATTCATTACTTGCGTTCTGCGCGCATCTCCGTATTTCTTAGCGACCTCATTTAATTTTTCTTCAATTATCTTATTCAGTTTAAGAGGAGAAGATAAAATTGTGTTAATTTCTTCTATCTTACTTATCAATTCTTTCTTCTCATTCTCAACCTTAACAGTTTCAAGATTTGCTAATCTCACTAATTTAATATCAAGAATAGCCTTCGCTTGTTCTTCATTTAATCCAAATTTAGATACAAGAGATTTCTTGGCGCTCGCGCCGTCTAAGGAATTCTTGATAACTGCAATTACTTCCTCAATTCGAGCAAGAGCAATAAGGAGGCCTTCAACAATATTTAATCTATCGCTATACTTCTGCTTATCATATTCAAGAGAACGAGTGAGAACTTCTTTTTCGTGTGCTAAGTGTGCAGATAATGCTCCTTTCCAAGTGAAGACACGAGGACTTGTACCATTATCAAGCATTGTCATATTAATACTATAATGAGATTGGAGGTCTGTATTTGCATACAATTCTTTTACCACTTGCTGTACATTCGCGCGCTTAGTTAAGAAAATCTTAATTTCAGGAGAAGTCTTCGTCCTATCAACACACTTATCAATACCACAAGTTGGGTTTTCCTTTACCATTTCTGCAATTTGCATACAGATATTATCTGTATAAACTCCAAATGGAATTTCAGTAACTACTAAACAATTCTCTTTCTCATTATATTCAATGCACGCTCTTAATTTACACGCTTTACCGTGTCCATTCTTTAAACTTTCCTTTACTTCTTCTTCATTTATCAGAATTGCGCCCGTAGCAAAATCAGGTGCGCAGTAAAGTTCCTCAAAACTTGCATTGGGATTATTCAAAAGTGTCACCAGGGCCGCATTAACTTCCTTCAAGTTAAATTGAGGAATAGAAGAGGCTAATGCAACACCAATACCCATAGTTCCATTAACGATATTATAAAATCCTAATGATGGAAATACTGAAGGGTAGATTTCCGTATTATCATAATTGTTGAACCATAATTTGACACTATTTTTATCTATACTATTAAAAAGATTAGTACAAATAGGGGATAACCTCATTTCAGTATAACGAGAAGATGCCTCATTACCATTTGCTGTCATAGTACCAGCATTACCATTAACATCTTCTAACATATATCTCATAACAAAAGGCTTACCCATTCGTATAAGAACGCCATAGGCAGAAGTATCACCATGAACATAAAAATGAGATGTGCCAGAACCTACAGATTTTAAACTTTTTTGATACTTATGCTTCCAATCTATTTTATCAATATATTGAGCATACATTAATTCGCGTGCAGAAGGCTTCAGACAATCTCTAACATCTACTAATGCTCTTTTTTGAATGACCATTCCAGCATAGATTATAAAATTTTCTTCTGTCATTACTTTTAAATCTATTTGTTGAAATCTTTTCGTAATTTCCATTTGCTACAACCTCCAAAACACTCACATTCACAATTATTTTCAAACCAAACATCATCATTTTCTAATATCATTTGGCAACTATAACATCCTCCAGGTTTCCAATGCTTACATTCATTCCAAATGATTTTTCCATTAACTTCATTAAAACCTGGAACTGGATATGAACATCTATGTCGATAATAACAACTGTGACAGTTATGAGGCAAATTTTTAGTATAATATTTTGAGTAATGTTTTTGTTTTAAACACATAATAAATTTTTTAATTCTTTTCATTTATACCTCTATTGTACTAAAATCTATATTATTGAAAACAAATTCTTTTCTTGGCTCAACATCTTTATCCATTAGTTCAGTTAATCTCTTAATACCCTCTTCACTTGGTACGATTTGAAGAAGTCTCTGTTCAGAACCAAACATAGAAACTTCAACATCTTGCGGACTCATTTCACCAAGTCCTTTATAACGAGTGATTTCTCCCGTAATATTTTTCGGCATTTCTTTATCATTAAAATAATAAGTTGTTTTTCCACCACTTGTTGCTTTATAGAGAGGGGCTTGCAACCAATAAAGTCTTCCATCAAGCACAAACTGCGGGCAGAGCGTATAGATAAGTGTTGTAACAAGAAGTGCTATGTGTGCGCCGTCATCATCCGCATCGACACATATGCCAAGTCTTCCATATCTTAATTTCTTTGGATTGTAAGTTCCATTTGCAGTTATATTTAATGCTTTTAAAATTGCTTTTACTTCTGCATTAGCGAGAACATCTTCAATTGGATTAGACATTGCATTTATACACTTACCACGAATTGGAAGAAGTCCATAATAGTCGACATCTCTTCCTTGAATGATTGCGCCCGCAGCCGAGTCACCCTCTACAATCAATAAAGTTGCGTTTTCTCCTAAGAACTCCGCATCTTTTAATTTATCCATCATTAAGAATTTATCTTTCGCAGCCTCGTTCATTTCTTTTGTATGATTAAGAACGGCTTCTCTTGCTTTATCTGCGGCCGCCTCGGCTTTTGTCATTTTCTTCATAATTTCAATAATTTTGTCAAAATCTGATGTTTTGGCAAATTCTTCAAGACCTTCTTTAAAGGCCGCCGAAGCAAGAGTACGAAGATTGGGGTTATTTATTTTACTTTTTGTCTGATTTGCAAAAGAAGGATTTGATACCTTACAATTTATCGCAAAAACAAGTCCCTTTCTAATTAATTCTGGATCGAAACTTTTACCACTTAATCTTTTAATCGAAGTAGTAATAGTTGTTTTTGCGCCAGTTATCGGGGTGCCGCCTTCTGGGCAATAAAGACCATTTACAAATACATAAGATTGAGTAGCGTCCTTACTCCACATAAAAGCAATTTCCACTTCATCTTCATCATCTTTTGCAGTAGCAATTATAGGTTTACTCATAATTGGGTTTTGAACTTTGTCTGTGATGAAGTCGGCAATACCATTTTTAGAATAGTATTCTATTTTTTTACCAAATTTTCCGTCTCCAAGATATTCTTTAATAACAAAATGAATACCCTTATTAAGATAAGAAATATTTTTTATCTCTTTACAAATTCTTTCAAAAGAAAATCCTTCTTCCATATTCTTAAAGACTTCGGGATCTGGACCAAAATCTATTAAAGTACCATTTTTTTCAAAATCTTTTCCTAAACCTTTCGTTGATTTCTCACTATAATTTTCAAGATTTCCTTTTGAAAAATGTGCAGTCGCAACTACACCATCTCTAATTGAACTAACGATAAAAAATCTTGAAGACATACATACTGCTGTACCACCAATACCATTGAGGCCCGACGAATTTTTGTAAACTCCCTTATCAAATTTACCTCCAGTATGACTTTCGGTATAAATCGCAACGAGGTAGTTTCTTCCGTCTTTAATTCCAAATGGGACGCCGCGGCCATAATCTCGAACAGATACATTATTATTTTTTTCATCAACAATAATCTCTATTCTATCTCCATAACCTGCAAGCGCCTCATCGGTAGAATTATTGATAATTTCTTTTAATGCTTGATAAATTCCATCTGTATCATCTGAGCCGAGATACATCTGTATTCTTGTTCTCATGGCTTCTCTTGTTTCAAGATGGGCAATATCATTAATTCCATAATTATCTGCCAATAAATTTCACCTCTTTTTTCTTTATATATAAATATTATATCAAAATCGCGCGAAAAAGTCAAGATTTTCTAAAAATAAAACTCCAAGTTTTAAAAACTTGGAGTCGTCTTTTATTTCTTTCATTTTATTGAACGATATTTCTCATTCCATTTGATTGTAAGTCGATCTGCGCGCAGTCAAAACCGTCAATTACTGTATCTCTGTTTGTATCTGCTGCAACAGCAAATAAACCTTCTAAAGTTCCAAAACCTAATGAAACATTAAAAGTATTCTCATAATCTGTTTCATTGATAATGCCATCACCATCTACATCTCCATAAAGAATGAAGGTAAACTCTTCATAAATTATTGACGGGTCCGCCTTAGATACTAATCTAATTACGCAATTTGTACCAACTAATTCTTCATCAGTTAATTCAATGCCATTTCTTAAAATGATAATTTGAGTGCTATCATTTTTAAGTTGCGCCTTAATCGCACCGACAGAATTATTATCTGCGTCAAGACCTGTGAATAGGAATTCATCTCTATCTAATGCAAAAGAATAATTCTTTGGAACTATTTTTGTTAATTCTGGAACTTCTAAAGATGCTACTAATTGGTCAATGGTATTTTGAGGATAGTATACAGAACCATCAAGTTCACAGTTGTTTAAAATGGTTTGAAGATTTGCATTAAGTACATCCCATTGTTCTTCTTCAAGGTCGCCATTTGCTAATAGCATTTCTACTTCGCCCATTCTATTTAATAATTCTCTCATATCTGAGACAACTATTTCGATTGCGGGCGCCTCATTATCTGAAGAAGTTTTATGATTTGATGCTATCCAAGAAATTGCGCCAGCTTTATAATCAATATCCCAGTTAATATTTTTTGTTTCTGCGCCATTACCAGTAAAAGTAGAGGTATAAGTATACCCAACTACATTACTTCCTATACCTACATTATTAGGTGCATTTACATTAGTTGCCTTGCTTGTATTATCAGGTGCACCCGTGGTAATTGACCAAGTACCATTAGTATTTGTTGTAACACTATTTATCCAAAGATAATTAATACCATTACTTTTGTTTAAATAAAGAGTATTTGAGACCTCAAAGATTTCATTATCTTTTGTCTGAACGAAATACATTTTAGTGTGATTCATCATCATATTTGTATAATAATCTCCACCACTACCATTGCTTCCTTCCGAAGAAAAAGAAGAGTTTTTATGATACCAGAACCCTTCTGTTTTTGCGGCGGGAGTAGCAGCAAATACACCGATAGAAAAAACAAATGCTAAAATTATACTTAAAATTGCTGAAATAATATTTTTTCTCATTGTTTTCACCTCCTATTTTTCTCCCGATATATGTGATAAAGAGGTGAAAGTTTTTAATTATTTATTGCTGTCGAGAAATTTTTTTCGCATATTGATTAGAAGAGGCAAGAGTTACTCCCAATAATTCATCATATCTCTTTTCATCATTAATTTTAAATCTCCCAAATTTTACATAAATATTCTTAAAATCACTCAAAAATTCAATCTCATTCTTAATCTCATCTTCCACATATCCAGTATAAATAACAATATCATCATTTGTCCAAATTCTGAAGGTTTCGACTAAATGTTTAAGTTCTTCCCAAGAGTCAAAAGGCTCCATGCCGCCGCAGACTATTGCAGAAGTAATTCTATTACTAAGATATCTATCTACGATTTCTTCAGTATGGATTTCGATTATGGGTGCTTTAACAAGATGAGAATTTTGACAAACTGGTTTGCCATTCTCTTTATCACATTTTAAACTACAATGAGGAAAACCTAAAAACATTGAAGGTTTTTTGTAATTTATGAAGTCTTCATCTATGAGATATTTAAGTTTCATTTACTTTCTCCCATTCTCTCATTGAATATTCTTCTTTTCTTTCTTTTGACCAAGTTCTAATTGGAGTATAGAAGCCTACAATACGCGTAAATTCTGTTGTTACGGGGCCGCCGCAAACTGGGCACTTATCTCCGTAAAAAGCGTGATTCTTTTCACACGCTTGAATTTTAGTATTAAAGGCAAAATAAGTCAAACCTTGGTCAGCAATATAATTTGTCATATCCCAAGCTTGTTCAAAGGTTGTGAATGGGGCCTCAATATTGATATGAGCGATGGAGCCGCCATTACAATAACTATCAAAAAGACTTGCTATACGAATTCTTTCTTGGAGAGTTGTTTTAATTCCGAGTGGAATAAATTGATTTCCATAAAGTGGAAGGTCAGTAATTGCAGTTTCAGGATATAACATTACATCTGCTTTCTGCATTTTTACTGCGGCGCTCTCACCTGGGATTTGCTCAATATTGATTTGATAGTTTTTATCTAAAGCAAAGTAATCTTTAGTCTTATGGATTACTTCAAAAATTTTCTTACCAAAAGCATCTGCTTGTTCTGTGTAATAAGAATTTCCAAATTCGTCTACTTTAACATAGTCAAATTTCTTCATAGTTTCATAAATACCAATAATACCAATAGTATTATATAAATGTTCAAAGTCAACTAAACCTTTTGAAAAGTTTGGAAGAAGTCCTTTCTCAACATTTCTTTCAATAATATGACGAACAACATCAAGAACCTTACAATCTAATTCTACCATTTTTTGGAGTTTAAGTAAATAATCTTCTTCATTGTCTGTTTCAAGAGCAATTCTTGCTAAATTAACAGTAGAAACTTTTACTGAACCAACTTTTAATGCGGTTCCACCAATAGAATTGAAATATCCTAAATCTTCAATATTACTTTTTAATCTGCAACAGTTTGAAAGACTTGTAACACTATCATCAATGAAAAGATTCGAGTCATTCCATTTCATATTATGTTTAATGCCCCAAACCGCAAATTCTTTGTCTGCAAATTCACCATCTTTTCTTAAAAGAGAAATCGTAAGGACAGGGAAAGTGAACATATTATGAGAACGAATATCAGATACGACTTCCATAAATAATTTTTGGAATTCTTTGATTTCTTCAAGTTCATCTACCATAAAACTTCCATCAGGAAATACACTTCCACCGAATAATGCTTCCAAGTATTCACTGTCATAAACACTTACATTTGTAAAAGCGCTTTGAAGTCCATCTCTTACATAAGGTTGATTTACTGCATATATAAAGCGTTGAATTTGTTGGCGGGCGTAATAATCAGAGTTCTTTGTCGCATATCCATTTTCGCAATCTTTTTTCCAAAAATAATACATATAAGGAATAAGATTGGGAAGTCCTACTGCGCCAGAAGATCTATTACTTGCAAAAGAAATGAATTCTTTTACGAAGTCGACAAAAGTAGATAAATGCTTGGGCGGCTCTGGGTTAAAATTATTTAAGAAATATAAGCCCTGTTCTGCTAAATCTTTTAAGTCATAAGCAAAACAATAATGGATATAAGTAGAAGTATCTGCATCGTGCATATACAACGCTTTTGTCCATTCTGCTTGAAGCCATTCATTTGCGGTTTTAAATCCATATTTTTTATTCAATTCATAATGGATTTTGTTAAAGGCAAGTAATTTTCTATGAGGCTTCGGCATCTCATTCATCAAAGTCCTCATATCTTTATTACCTACATTTGCGTTTCCATCAACAGACGCGTCCGCAACAGTTTGAGCATCAATAAAATTATCGATAAAGTCGGTGAACGATAATTGTTTATCACCAAAACCGTTTAAATAAGCAAATTCCTCGCCATATTCTTGTTGCATTTTATTGTATTGGGTTGTGAAATTTTTGCTCAATTTAATGTTGATGTTCATTTATTTGCCTCCAACGAATTGACATACTTATTTGCGTCCGCGAACAGCAAAAATTCCCCATCTACTTCGAGAACGGGCGCGGACATAATGCCATTTCGCACCAGCAAATCAATATCATTACTAATTTCATAATTAATATTTTTCATTTTTAATTTTGTTTCCAAAACTTTACATTTTGGACAACCTGTACTATACAAAGTCATTATATTCCCTCCTTACTTTTTGTATTCATACATAATAATTATACCATATTTTGTAGAAAAAGTCAAATTTAGAATTTAAAATTTGACAAAAACAAAAAATTGGAGTATAATTTAATTATAAATATAAAAATTAAATGAATAAAAGGAGAAGTATAAGTATATGAAATATAAGATTTATTGTGACGGCGCGACTAGTAATAATGGATATAGTAATGCAGTTGGTGGATACGCGGGCATTGTTTTAAATGAAAATGAAGAAATTGTATATGAATATGCGATTGGTCCGATTGCGGGTGCAACTAATAATAGAATGGAACTTTATGCGGCACTTGAAGGGCTATGGTATTGTGTAGACCATTTTTCTGAAGATAATGAACTTTATGTTGATGTGTATACAGATTCTGCTTATCTTCATAATTGTATGCGCGCAGGTTGGTATAAGAAATGGCTTCAAAATGGTTGGATTAATAGTGGTCGTCAACCCGTTGCAAATAAAGATTTATGGGAAGCACTTATTCCTTTCTTTGAAGATATGAGATTTGGTTTTTATAAAGTAAAAGGTCATACTGGAGAAAATGATTGGAATGATTATGTAGATAAATTAGCCGTAAAGGCAAAAACACAGGAGGTTTCCAATGGTTGATATTATAATTCCTTGCTATAATGCAGAAAAGACGCTTCCGCGCGCCTTAGCATCAATCGTATCCCAAACAAATCCTGAAAAATGTATGGTGACAGTAGTAGACGATTGTTCAACTCAGGATATTAAGTCGATTTGTGACAAGTTTTCTTCTTTCATTAAACTTCAGTATATTAGAAATGAGAAGAATATGAAGTATCCTGGCTTAGTGCGGCAGGTCGGTATAGACCATACTAATAATCAGTATATTATGTTTTTAGATGCTGATGATATGTTGGCTCCAAGTGCAGTTCAAATGGCACAGACGGAAATGACAAGAAATGGAATGGACGTCCTTATTGGCGCATTTTTTAGTCAAACAAAAGAAAAGACTTGGAATAGAATGGGACAAGGCGATACTACTTGGCTTCACGGTAATGTATATAGAAGAAGTTATTTAAAAGAAAAAGGTATTAAATTCTGTGATAGATATAATGAAGATGGTAGTTTTAATACTATATGTTATATGTTATCTGATAAGGTTGGGTATTTAAATGAACCTATGTATTATTGGATGCATAATGAAGAATCGATTACAAGAAGTGAAGGTTCTTTTACAGTTGACCATTTAGAAGATGTAATAGAAACTTTGATTTTCGCATATCAAACTATTTTTAAAAATGAATATAACGAAAAGAAAGTTTTTAGAAATATGGGCGAACATTGTGCCTTTTTCCATAAAATGTTAGATACAACTTATACTACGAAAGAAGGAGCCGCGCGTGAAGCAAGAGAAGAAGTATTTTGGAAAAGTCTTGAAACTTTTAAGAAAGAACTTGATTTTGAACATTTTACTCCTATTCAATTTCAATATTTTAAATATGGATTTGCAGATGGATATGTAAAATTTCCAAAAGTTGGACTTGAAACTCCTTCTGCAATGAAAGTGTTTAAATTCTTATTTCCGAATGGAAAAATGGAAATTGAAGATTTTAATTTAGCAGCGAGGCAGAAATAATGAAAGTTGTAATTATTAATGGCGCTGGCGGTGCAGGTAAAGATACTTTTGTTACTTTGTTAAGGACTTATTGTATGGATAAGTATGAAATTAAGAATCTTTCTACAATTACAAGTGTGAAAGAGATTGCGACTACGATGGGCTGGAAAGGTGAGAAAGATAATGCTGGGCGCGCCTTTTTAGCAGACTTAAAACGAGCGTGGAAGAGTTATAATAACGGTCCTGTTAAAGAAGTAATGAAAGATATTGCAAATATTAATTTATATGAAGAAATTTGCGATAAAGAATGTATTGTTTTTATTCATTGTAGAGAACAATTGGAAATAAAAGAGTTCGTGGAGTTATTCAAGAAAAGAAAAATTATTGTAAGAACTCTTTTGATAAAAAGAGATGGGATTGAGAAGTTTTTTAATTCCGCAGATTTAAATACTGATACTGGAAAATATGATTATACGATTTGGAACAATGGAACAATAGAAGAATTAAGTATAAAAAGTGAAGAATTTTTAAAAGAAATAGAAAAGTGGAATTAGTGTCAAGAATTCTTGACACTTTTTCTTTTTTGTGGTATAATATAATTAGAATAAAAATAGAAAAGAGGTAATGTAATGTACGGATATATTGGTAACTATGATTTTTTAAATATGACACCAGAAAAATATTGGAGTCCTACAAAGAGTCTTAACCTTAAAGAATTAGTATATAATGCAGTTAAAAGTGGTGACTATTTCGCGGCAAGAAAAATCGACGGTCATTGGTTTATGATGCTAAAAGATGATGATGGAAATCTTTTTCTTCGTAGTAGAACTGAAAGCACAAAAGGTGGATATCTCAATAAAATTGAACTTGTTCCTCACTTAAAAGAAGAATTTTCTCAATTTCCTAATGGAACTTGTTTAATAGGTGAAATTTTCTTTCCTAATAATGAACAAAGTCGTGCAGTTACCACTATAATGGGATGTTTACCCGCAAAAGCAATAGAACGTCAAGAAAAAGGTGAAAAACTTTATTATTATATTTTTGATTGTTTAGCTTACGGTGGAAAAAATTTAATGGACACTGAAATGGTAGATAGAATTACTTTGTTTAAAAATGTGTTTGAAAGAATGAAGTTTACTTACTTGGTGCGCGCCCGCTACTATGAAGGAGATGAACTTCTTGATTACATTGGCTATTGCTTAGAAAAAGGTTGGGAAGGCGTCGTACTTCAAATTAAAGATGGTAAGTATGAACCTGGTAAGCGGCCCGCGCGAAAAAGTATTAAAGTTAAGAAAGAAATTGGGAATGAAATTGATTGCTTCTTAACTGGTAATTATAAACCGTCCACTTGGGAATATAAAGGAAAAGAAATTGAGACCTGGCCTTATTGGTGGAATGATAAAAATGAGACGAGATTAATGGGAGATTATTATTCTGCATATGCGATGGGTTCTCCGCTTATTCCTATTACTAAAGGTGCGTTCTTTGGTTGGGCGGGCGCAGTTGAGATAGGAGTTTTAAAAGGAGATGAAGTTGTTCCTATTGGTTGGATTTCAAATGTAACAGAAGAAATTAAATCTCAAATAATAGAAAAACCTTGTCCTATTCTTCATAAAGTTTGTAAGGTAAGTGCAATGATGATTGAAAAAGATACTCAAGCATTACGTCACGCGAAGATAATGGAATGGAGAGATGATATAAGTTGGAAAGATTGTACCTATGATAAGGTTTTTGGTTGATAAAAAATAAAAATTGAAGTTTAAAAAGACTTTGCTCACTTATAATTGAAATAGAGTAAAATGAGGAGTGTTATAAGTGAGCAAAGGAGAAAATAAGATTGTTCAAATCTTAAAGGCAAATAAAATCTCCTTTAAAAGAGAAGTAACTTTCCCATATTTAAATGGGAAGAAGAAAGCGCCTTTAAGGTTTGATTTTGCTATATATAGGAATGGACAATTAGTTGGATTACTTGAATATGATGGTGAGCCGCACTTCTTATATTCTTCATACTTTAACAAGAATTTTTCGAGTTTTATGTATAGAAAAGAATGCGATAGAAAGAAAAACGCATATGCAATTACACATCATATTCCATTATATCGTATTCCTTTTTGGGACTATGATAAATTAACAGATTTAAAATCTCTTTTTTTACCAGAGTATCTTGTTAAATCTATCTATCACAACGATCAATTAACAAGAGAAAAGTTTGGAGGTGATAAGTAATGGAATTCGAAAAGGTAATTGAATTTCCTTATGACCTTAATGGAAGGGCCGCGCAACAATTTGTGCAAACAGTTTCTTTAAATGTGTTTTCGTCTTTATATTGCGAAAAAGATGAAAGAAAAATAAATGCGCATTCGTTACTTGGCTTACTTTCATTAGGAATTAAAAAGGGAGATAAAATAAAATTCTCTTCTCAAAGAGAAGAAACTTTAAACTATGTTTCAGAATTATTAAAAAAGGAGGTATGAGATATGCAAGAATTTGTAAAGTATATTCCTTATATTGTTGTTGTACTTTTAGTTGGTGGAATGGCAATTTATAATCTTGTTAAGAGACCTGAAAAGATTAAGGAATGGCTTGTTTGGGCCTGCGCGCAAGCCGAGATAGAACTTGGTAGCGGAACTGGTCAATTAAAACTTCGTGCAGTATACGATATGTTTATGAAGCAATTTCCTGTTATGCAACTTTTCATTTCTTTTGAAAGATTTAGCGGTTGGGTAGAACTTGCACTTCTCCAATTAGAAGATTGGATTGAGAACAATCCTTCTCTTGCATTTGCTGTTAAAGGTGAAGAAGTAGAAATTGAAGAAGAGGAAGGTGAATAATATGGCAACAGTAAAAGGTATTGATGTATCTACCTTTCAAGGTGTTATAGATTGGAATAAGGTTAAGAAAAACGAAGTTCAATTTGCAATTTTGAGAGGTAGTTACGGAAGAACAGGTAAAGATGAGAAGTTTGAACTGAATTATAAGAACGCAAAAGCTGCGGGCGTACCAATTGGTTATTATCACTATACCTATGCTGATACAATTGAAAAGGCAACTCAAGAAGCTAATTTTGTTATTGGGATTTTAAAAGGTAAACAATTTGAATATCCTATTTGGTTCGATATTGAAGATAAGTCTATTGCTGGACTTTCTGCGGCGACATTAACTAAAATTACAAAGACTTTTTGTGATAAGGTTGCAGCTGCAGGATACTATGTTGGTATTTATGCAAGCAAAGGCTGGCTCACTTCAAAATTAGATATTAAAGCTTTAAAAGATTATGATGTATGGGTTGCTCAGTGGAATGATAAATGTACTTATACTGGCACCTATACAATGTGGCAATATTCAGAGAGCGGAAAAGTTAAAGGTATCTCTGGTAATGTTGATAAGGATTATGCATACAAGGACTATCCTAAGATTATGAAAGAGAAAGGACTTAACGGATATAAAAAAGTTGTGAAGAAGAGCCTTTCTGTAATCGCTCAAGAAGTTATTGATGATAAGTGGGGAGATAAACATTCAAAACCCACTCGTAAGCAAAGACTTGAAGCTGCGGGATATAATTATGATGCAGTTCAAAAGAAAGTTAATGAACTTTTAAAGAAACAGAAAGCAGAAGAAAAGGCTAAGGCAGCCGCAGCAAAGAAAGCGAAAAAAGGTTATAAAAAAGGAGATGCCGTTGCAGTTAAAGATAAACCTCTTTATACAAGCGCAACTTCAACTTCTACTTCAAAGAAAAGAACTGGTACTTTTTATATCTATGATGGCGAAAAGGTTAATGGTAGATATAGAGTTACAATTAGTAAGAAGTATTGCGGCAAGAGACCTATCGGAGATTATGTAACAGGCTGGATGGAGTTATGAAATTAGAAATTTTATTGAGTGTAATAATCGGACTAATTTTAATAGGAATAGGCATAAGCGTCCTTCTTTGGCGGAAGGGCGCAAAAGCCTTAAAAAAAGAAAAAGAAAAAGAAGAGGAAAAAAGACTTAAAGAAGCCGCGGAAATTTTTAGTGAAATGGATAAGCTATTCGCCGCACAAACAGTTTCTATTGAAGAAATGAAAAAGAGTTTTAATTTTCTTTTTCAAACTCTTGAAGATTATCAAACGATAATTAAAGAGAATGAAGAAAAAAAAGAAGATGAACTTGCGCAATTCACCTTCGAACCTTATTATGTATATTTAGATAAAGAAATTGAAACTGATACTGGCGAAAAATTGAAAGAAAATTCCTTTCATTTAATAATTTTTGAAAAAGATGGAAAAGGAAAATTATTCTCTGGTCAAGGCTGGATTGATTTAGAGAATGTAGTTAAAAATCCTACTTGGGCGGATTTACCGAAACCTTGGACTTTAGGGGAAGAGGTTGAATTAAAAAGCGGGCCGAGTAAAGGATATTATACAATAAAAAAATTAAAAAGAGGAACTCTGATACAAATAGAAGATTATTTTGGTGCTTGGGCGCGCGTCCGAGTAGGAAAAGAAGTAGGATATATTTGTATAGAGGAGATTAAATAAGAGAGGTGAGAGAATGGGAGAAGAAAAACAGATTATAATGTATGCTAATTTACCTGAGCCTCAGAAATTAACTGCGGAAAAAGTAACAGGAGAATATCATCTTGTTGCTCGTAGTGAAGGGTTAGTTAGTATGACTGTTAATTTACCCTCTAATGTTAATTCGGTAGTTGATTTTTATTTTAATAGACATATTCATAAAGAAGTACAAGCAGTAGATGGGGTTGCGACTTTAATTGTAAAAGCAGAAACTGAAGAAGATAAAGATAGAGAATTTCCTTCTGAAGTTTTGAGAGAACCTGGCTTTACTGTAAGTATTATTTATGAAAATAATAATAATCAAATTACTACGAATTATGTATTTTTCCCTGTATATACGAATGGAATTGGTGAAGAACCATTAGAGTATGACGATGATAGTTATATTGATGCGAAGATTGCGCGGGAAGCCGCAGAATATGCATTGGAAGAGATAGACGATTTGACAGATAGGGTGACTACTTTAGAGAGTGGATTGACTACTTTAAGTAGTGTGGTTGAGACAACTATTAGTAGTCTGGAAGAGTTTGAAGAGACGACTACGAGTAGTTTTATTACTATACAGTCGGAAATTAATGGTTTAAATACAAGAGTTTGTAATATTGAAAATTGGATTACTGTTACAGAGCCAAGGATATTCTATGATATTGAAGATGGAAATTATATTACAATTACTTCTTGTATACCAGATGATCAAACAAATATCATCCATTGTCCAGGAGTTATAACTAATAATCAAACGACAATGGAATTTACTTTACAATTACCCAAAAGAATTCGACCAGCAGGAACCGGATACCACTATGAGATATGGGATTTAGCAATTTTAGCAAGAGGGGGCCAACCAGGATATTATAGAGATTATTATGCCCATGGTTTTAGAGAATATGGTTTTGTAAGACATAATGATGATACTTGGATGGTAAATGAAGCTTCTGTAGCTACCGCTTTAGTTCCAGATCATACAGGAGGAAGAAGTAGAGAACATTCTTATGAATTTTATAATACAATATCAGATTGTCCTCTCCATTGTAATGGAACTTATCCTCGGCATTATTATGCAGAAGGAGAAAGACAAAGTTCAAGAAATATGGAGATTTCTTTAACACCTAATACAGGAGCCTCTAACCAATGTTATTTCTTAACTACTACGACTTCAACAACAATAGAAGGAACTACTACTACTTATAGTTATGTTTCAGATATTCATTGGCCTACAACCGGAGTATCTCTGAACTGCCCAGGATTATTGGTAAAAGACAATGGAAAGAAAATAGGCATAAGTGTTTGGAATAGAGTCGTTGGTAAAAATGAAGTTACAAGCACTCAAGCCACTATATGGAAAGAGCAATATTCTCCAGAGTCAGCGGATGGATATGGTTTTGAAACGAGTTCAGAATTTTTTGGAAATCAGACTTTAAAAATTACAATTAAAATGTGTACTGGAAGATATTGGGCGTTTCCAAATAATCAAGATGGTGCCGATAAGTATGTAAGAGGCATAAATTCAACATTAGCCTTTCAAGATACTTCAACAAGTCCGGCTTTATGTTATAAAAAGTGGATACCTTTCCCAAATGGAACAGGAGATAGTGATATTTTTAAAACAGGAGATGAAACACTTGATGCTCGCTGGTTAACAGAAATTCCTCGACATTTAGCTTTAAATAATGTTAATGTTGATGTTGGAGTAACAGTATTAAGATTAAAAAGAGTTGCAGATTAATTTTATAATTTTTCTAAAAGTCAAGGATTCCAAATCCTTGACTTTTTTTCTCTTTTCTGCTATAATATAAATAGAAAATCTAATCTCAAGAGGTATCCAAAATGACAATAGATTTAAACGAAGAACAGCGTGCGGCCGTAATAACTGACTCAGACAAAGTTCTTGTCGCATCTGCGTGCGGAACTGGTAAGACACGAACAATTATGGCAAGAATCGAGTTTCTCCTTTCTCAAGGTATTGATTCCAAGAACATATTCGCAATAACTTTCACTAACGCCGCCGCACAAGAAATGAGGAGTAGATTACCGAAAGAGGCAGAAGGAGTGTTTATAGGTACAATCCATAGTCTTGCAAACTATATTCTTTTAATGAACGGGGTGTCGACCTCGGCGCAATTAGAGAACGAAAATTTTGATTGGTTATTTGAACAAGTACATAATAGAGATTTATATATTCCTGAAGTTGAACATTTATTGGTGGACGAGTTTCAAGATATTTGTGATAATGAGTATGAGTTTATGATAAAAGATTTGAAGCCAAAGAATTTTTATTTCTGCGGTGACTCATGCCAAAGTATATATAGTTTCAAAGGCTCTAATTATCACCATTTTATGAGATTGGTAAGAGATCCTTCTGTTACTGTTTTCAATTTGACTTATAACTATCGTTGCGGCGCAGATATAATCGACTATGCAGATACAATCCTTGCCTCAGTTACTGATATTTATAAAGTTCCCAATGTTTGTATGACGGCGCGCCGTGGATATGTAGAAGTTAACCAATTCGAGATACATAAAATTCTTCAAGAGCTTGAAATGGGTGAGGAGTATAGGTCGTGGTTCATACTTTGTAGAACGAATAAAGAAGTTGATGATATGATAAAAGTGTTGGAGAAGAATGATATACCTTGTGATACTTTTAAGAAAGCGGACTTGGACTTATCCCAACTTCAAGAGAGAATGAAGGAGAATACTGTAAAAGTTCTCACTATTCATACTTCGAAAGGGTTGGAGAATGATAATGTTATGGTAATAGGCGCGCATCGGTGGAATGATGAAGAGAAGAGAATTTCATATGTTGCGGCGACAAGAGCAAGAAATAGTTTATTTTGGTTCATTCCTAAGAAGGCGGCCGCACCACGTAAGAAAAAAGAAAATTTAAGTTATATGGAATTTTAAAAATTAGAGTTTTTAACTTTAAATCTCACATATTGTCGAAGACAAAAATTGTTTTCGGCAATATTTTTTTTGACAACATTTTGGAAGAGGTGAAAGGAGAAAATGGATAGAGAATTAGTGTATAAGTTTCCTGAAGATATAAAAGAGATTTATTTAAAGTATTTCCCCGAAGATAAAAGTGTGACTTATGGGAATTTAAGAGAGAAGATTGATGAGGCGATAGAAAATGGCGGTATAGAGATAACCGACATAATGCTAAATGCAGACGGAAAATATACTATAACAGACGCAGACGAAAATGAACATACACTTACAGTAACCGAAACAGACGGACAGATTACAGCAATAATGTATGATGACAACAATGTTCCGTTAAGTTTTAGTAGTGGTGAGTTAACAGGCGTTGGTGATACAGATATTAATATTGACCGTTATCCAAATCCTGAAATAGGAAATATCGGCTATTATGTAAAATTTAAGGTTGACGGTGACGATTATTATATTGTTTCTTGTCAGCAGGGTGAAAGTATAACAGAGCCGCCTGCGCCAGTAACAAGTAAATCATTTAACGGTTGGAAAGATAGCAACAATAATCTGATTGCATTTCCGTATACTCCAGATTCAGATATAGAAATAATTGCTATTTTAACAGAATACGATTTCGGTACAGCTATATCTACATCAATTAATGGTAATCAATATGCAGCAAATCATACCTCAACTAATTATTCTGCTTCAAGACTTTGCATTGTTGGTTTTGATAGTTCCGGTTCTGCCTATGCTGTATTTACAGAACAAGTTAGTGATTGTATGGTTTGGAGTCGTTATACTTCTTCCGACCATTATCGTACTAGTGCAACAAATGAAATATTATATAATGGTACAACTTATTATTATGCGAAATCGGCATATGGAGCAGAAGCATCAAGCAGAGGAAGTGTAAGATATAAAATATCTTCAACTGGAACAGACAATGAAAAAGTTATAGAATTGCTTAATGCATATTTTGGCATTACAGAATAAGGAGGTTTTATAATGGCGAATAAAGATTTTCAAAACGGACTTATAGTCGGTCTTGCCGCAGGAAGTACAGTAGTCGAGGGCGGAAATTTAGGATATAAAGTTAAGTTTAAAGTTGAGGGAGAAGATTATTATGTAGCAAGTTGTCAACAAGGTGAAAATATTAAAGAACCTCCTAAACCACTCTTGGAAGGTAAGATAGTCAATTCTTGGCAAGATGAAGATGAAAATGATATAATATTTCCTTTTATTCCCACAAGAGATATGACCTTAACGGCGAATATAAAGGAATACAATTTTTTAGTAGTTTCTAATGGATTAATAAATATAGCAAGTGGAGGAAATATTACTGCAAATAGATATTATTGGAGAGAAACAACTTTAGAAACAAAACCTTCATTAGTATTTTTATTAAGAGATTATAAAAAGAATAGTTCTAGTTTAAATGTTACATCTATTTATGCTTTTATAATTACTGAAAATGATACGGGATATATAGATAAAACTGCTGGGACAGGAAGCTATCAAATTTATACGCCTATACCTTTTAGCTATGAAAATAAGAATTTAATTTTAAATTATAGCAGAACTAGTAATGGTTATGGGTTAGATGATGCAACGAATTTAAATCGTTTTTTGGACAATACTTTGTATAATATTTCACAAGTTTTTAATCCAACAGAAGATAATGTGTTAGAATATTCAAGAAAATGTTTAGATTGGTATTATCACGGAATTCCGCTTTATCCTGATGAACAAGTTTTAGTATAAAGGAGGTATAAAATGGCAAATATAGTAAAAACTGAATATATGAACCAACCAATTCTTGGGTTTAGCGAATATCTTGTCAAATATACAACCGATCTCACCGCGATATCTCCTCAACCTGGAGACCGCGCGATTGTGGTAGAAAGTGGACTTTATATTTGTATTACTCAAGGTTCTTGGGAAAAGATAGGGGGTTAAAAAATGGCATTAGATATTATGAGTTTTTTAATAGGTAAAAGCCTTGGTGGAGGCTCCGGCGGCATAACAGGCGGTTATACAGTTACATTCAAAGTTGATGGGGAAGATTATTATATTGCTTCTTGTCAGCAAAGTGAAAGTATAACAGAACCACCTGTGCCGACAGTTGAAACGGGTAAAACATTCACAGGGTGGAAAGATGGAAATGGAAATGTAATTTCATTTCCTTATACACCAACAACAAATATTGAATTGACGGCAAATATTGTAAATTATAATTTCCTTGTTTCAGCTGGTGAAATTATTGGAACAGTTAATAACATTAATTATTATTTAGTAGATGGAAGAAGTAATGACATTTGTGCTATTACAAGTGTTTACAGGACGGTATTTCCATTTAATCAGCAATACACTCCAATTGTTATATCAAAAACAAATTCACCAAATAATATGATGACATATACCGATAGTGCCACACGAGTCGCTTCTGTACAAGGAAATTTGACATATAATGGGACAACTTATTATTATTCAAGTTTAGGTGCAAGAGATGGAGAAGTATCAAATCCAAATAATCGTTATATTACGTCAAATATTATGCCAAATTATGATGCATCCTCTTATGAATTGGTGGTAACAGAAATACTTAACGCATATTTTGGCGCAACAGCATAAAGAGGTGAAATAAATGCCAAACATAATTAAAACCGAATATATGGGCCGACCTACTATTGGTTATAGTGAGTATTTTGCAAAATCGGCAAATGATTTACCTACTAATCCAAAACCAGGCGACAGAGCCCTGCTAATTAATGGAGACCTATATTTTTGTATAGAAGCAGGAAGTTGGTTAAAATACGGAGAAAAACCTCCTATTCAGAGTAATCCTGCGCCAGGTCCAATAGATGCGTGGTAAACAAACCTTTAAAAATAAAACTTATAAAGGAGGTATAAAATGGGAAATTTAAAACCTGCTGCCGCCTCACCGCGCTTTGCAGAAGACGGTACACTAAGATGGTATGCAAATGACACCTTTGAAATGAATGTCACTATTACCATTAAAGACCCCTCTGCCTCACCTGTAACCATTCTACCTGATGATCAAATAGTCTTTAGTTTCCGTTCTATGCAGAAAAAAGAAATCTTCTCAATCTCATATAAAGGAAGTTCAATGAGTGGGGATACAGTTACTTTACAAATGACAGAAGAATATTCTTCAAAGTTACCCATTGGTACTTATACATTTGATATTATTTTCATTCATAGTGATACTAAAACGACTATTTCAAGAGGAAATAGAATAATTGTAGAATAAACGGAGGTAGAAAATGGGAAACAACGAACTTAATGTAGATATTGTTGCTACCCTTTCTTCTCTTCAATCAACAATAGAAGGTCAAACAGGTGAAATTTTTTCAGCAGAAGTATCTACAACAACTCCTGATATTTCATCTAATATAATTTTTTCTTTGTCGCAACCACCGACCGCTGAGTTAAATGCTGAAACAGAATCTGTTGATTCAGACTTCAATGGCTGGTTTGGACGAGGTGTAAAAGATATCTATGTTGAAGGTTCGTATCTTTGTTTTGAGATGTCAGATGGCGAAGTATATCGTTTTGATAAAGAATTAATAGGTAAAGATGGTAAATCTGCTTATCAATATGCAGTAGAGGCGGGATATCAAGGCACAGAAGAAGAATTTGCACGAGACCTTGGACGTCAAGTCGATACCTATTCTCGCACAGAGATTAATGAATTTTTAAATGGAAAAGTAGATAAAGAGATAGGAAAATCTTTAGTTTCTGACGAGGAAATAGAAAGATTATCCCATATTTTTAATTATGATGATAGTGAACTTCGTGCGGCAATTGCAGAAAAAGCAGACCTTGACGATGTTGTAACTGGAGTAAAGGGCGCACAAGAAACAGAATATAGAAAAGGAGATGTGGAAATTACTCCTGAAAATTTACTTTTAAATGGAGAAGTTGATGCAATTGAAAATTTAGGCAAAGCAATTTTTTCAGAAATAACTTTTGACCATTGGGAGGCAAGATAATGGCAGATTATAATAAAATATTTTCTGATGATCTAGTCGCTGGTGCGGCGATACGTGATGATCAGGGTAGAATAATTTCTACAACTTATTTAACAGAGGGAGATGTAGATAGTACTTTAGGTACTAGAGTTTCTACATTAGAGACAAAAGTTTCTTCATTAGAAACAACAACAACTTCATTAAGTAACAGAGTTACAACTTTAGAAACTACTACAACTTCTTTAAGTAGCAGAGTCACAACTTTAGAAACAGACTTAACCACAACTAAAAGTAGTTTAGCAACACTTACTTCAACTGTAAACACGCATATTAGCGATACTACCGCGGCATTAGCCCTTAAAGCAGATAAAGCAACCACTTATTCAAAAGATGACGTAGACCAATTAATTTCGACAATACCGAAATTCGCAATTGAAGTAGTTCAAACTTTACCAACACAGGATATTTCTTATACCACTTTATATCTTGTACCAGATTCTTCTTCTACAACTGGACAATTATATACTGAGTGGATTTATATAAAAGGAAACCCCTCTCCTTCTGGTGACCATTGGGAAAGATTGGGCGTTCAAAGAATTGATTTAAGTAATTATTATACTAAGACAGAAATTGATATAATGGCTACTACGATAAATTCAAGTATCGCGGGCGTAGCCACAAGAGTAACTTCTCTTGAAACAACTGCAACAAGTCTTAGTAGCAGAGTTACAACTTTAGAAACTTCAAAACAAGACAAACTTTCTACTACTCAAATTTCTGCAATTAACACAGTGGTAGATCTTAATCTCCACTCAAGAACATTTACAAATTGGGAAAGTGAAGGTTAAAGGCGGTGAAAATATATGCCGATAGAAAAACAATTTTCAGATGATTTAGTTGCGGGCGCAGCAGTGAGAGATGGAGAAGGTAATATCATTTCTTCAACTTATGCGCCGGCAACAGCAATACCAAACCCAGATTGGAATGAAGAAGATAGTTCTTCAAAAGATTATATTAAAAATAAACCTATATGGCTAGAAACAACTACACTTAGTTCTGAGAAAATGGAGTTCCCGCCTCCTTATTGGGTAACAGCTACGGACAGATATTTTGGAGAATTAGCAATCATAAATGCAAATGTACATTTAGAATTAACAGAAGGAGAAACATATTATTTATATCAAGATGACACACGTTTGCTTTCTGCGACAGCTAGTACTGCCATATTAGATGATGAAACTGTTTTTACACTTAATTTTATAGATAATAATAATAGATTTTTAATGATTCAAACAAATACAGGTATATCAGAAACAGGAGAAGCAGTTTATAATCCTGAAAGTATTCTAATAATGACTTCAAAATCATTGTATGATATGTTTAAAGAAGATTATTTTGATGGTAATCATCTTTACTACTTAGGTATGGTAGATGGGTATGTAAAAAATACACATCATCTTCCCTTATCCTATATTAATTTCAAAGATCCCAGTTTTCAAAATATTTTACAACAAATATTACTAAAATCTAATTGGGATGAAGAAGACGAGGCTTCATCAGCATACATAAAAAATAGACCCTTCTATAAAGAAACAGTTTCTCTTTCTAATAACAAAATAAACATACCTTCTCCAATAGAATTTTTCAGTCGTGAAGAATACAATACAACCAATTACTATTGGACAGGCGAAATGTCTTTAAGTATTGATCCAAATGAAACTTATTACTTCTATGCTAATAACATCAGTATTAGCTCAGCAACACCTAGTTTATGGGATAGTTCAAAACCTGAAGAAGATTCTTATGTGCTCACATTTCAAACTGATCCTAGTTCTGGTGCTGGATTTGTAATTGTTACTAATCGTGAGTTATCCTCAACAATGATAAGTTCTCCATATAAATCAGGCTCAGCATTTATTCTTACAAACGAAGATACTTTTAATGCTTATCGTGATGCGTATCTTCAAGGAAATACGGCTTCTATAGGAAATTTTTCAGGTACAAGAGCAGAATATCATAAAATTCCTACTAATTATATTCCTGAATATCCTGGTTTATTTATTACCTCTACTGATATAAGTAATTGGAACAATAAGCAAGATACTTTAACTATTGATACTGCAATGTCAGATTCTTCTACGAACCCCGTTCAAAATTCCATTATAAAATCTTATGTAGACACTACAGTAGGCTCAATAAACACAATTCTTGCAACTCTTGCAAGTATAGGAGGTGGTTCATAATGCCAACAACTACTGACTACCTCAATCAATTAATTTCTGATAAAGCCGATCTCGCTGCGAACTTAACCACAAAAGGAGTCCCTTCATCATCTTCTGAAACTTTTACAGAACTCGTACCAAAAGTATTAAATATACCTTCAGGAGGAGATTGGACTTGGCCGCAAGGTTGGCCAGATATTCGTACTAATACTACTGATGATATTGTAATTTTGGTTTCTGACATTTGCCCTGATGTGACTTTTTTAGTGATAGGAAAAAATAATAATGTAAAAGTTTCTATAGATTGGGGAGATGGCACAGTAGAAACTAATCTCCAAACAAATGTTAAAAATACTTATAAAGGAATGTCTGTTTCTTATTCATATCAAGCTCATCATCATTATGCAACACAAGGAACAGAAGATGGGTATAATACATATATTATAAAAATAAACCAAACTACAACTGGGAGCAATTTCATAGCAGGTTTCCGTATTTGGGGACAAGACGATCACTCTGCATATCAAAGCTGGTTAGCGATAAAAACAAATACTTCGACCCCTACAAGTTTAGTATATATGGCGGGATGTTTTAATCAAAGCATAAATATTGGTCTTTGCCCCTATCTTGAATATATTGATGTATCATCCTGCACCGCGGCTACTACAATGAACTATATGTGTTATGATTGTAGGTCACTTCAAGAACTCATACTTCCTACCAATATGCCGAGTTTGGCAAGTATGACAACTATGTGTTATAGGTGTTGTATGTTGAAGAAAATTACAATTCCTAATGCGCCCCTCCTTAGCAGTATTAGTTCTATGTGTACGTATTGTACTAATTTAAAACAAGTTACTTGGAAAGGTAATTCTTACCCAGCTCTATATTCTGTAGCCAGTGCATTTTCATACACTGCTCTCGAAGAATTTAGTTTTCCTGCTACAATGAATACTGACAGTACAAAAGCGGGCACATTTAATAGCGTATTTTATTATGATATAAATCTTAAAAAATTAACACTACCTACTAATAATGATTGGGCAGATAATATAACAAATATGGCCGCATTTTTACAATTATCAGGATTAAAAGAAATTGATTTTAGTGGAGTTTCGATGTCAAATGTTACTAATCTAAATGCTTTTGGTTCATCAACATTTACTCTTGTGTTAAAATTTCCCAAAGCCCCAAAAATAGATACCACAACATCTAATAATCTGTTTAATTCAGGTAACTCGATAATAGAAGAGATATATTTCCCATCAGAATATGGAAGTACATCTCATCCACAACAGACTTGGGATTTAACGAATTATAGAAATCTTAAAAAATTATCAGCAAATTGTGGTGTTAATTTACAAAAAATTACTTGTAAAGGCTACGCAAATAGCACTCGTTCATCAATAGTTAGAGGATCCCTTACAGAAGTAACGTTACCACCTAATTCGACTTTTGGCGGGACCGCGCCGCAGATCGATTTCACAGACCAAGCACTAGACCATACTGCATTAGTAAATTTATTAACATATCTTGGTACATTAAATCTTACAGGCAAGCAAATAAAAATTGTAAATTGTGAAGGTACAAGTGAATTAACTGCGGCAGAAATAGCATTGGCGACAGGATGGACAGTTGCTACCTCATAAAAAATAGACCGAAAAATAGGAGGGGAGAAAATGAATCGTCTCTTAATAGAAAGATGGCCTGAAAGGGTAAAAAGGTTATATAAAAAATATTATCCTGAAGATAAGGACGTGACTTATGGAAATTTATTGGAAAAAGTTGAAGAAGCAATAGGAGAAAAAGAGGGAATAGAATTGATTTCTACAAAAGTAGGTGTGGGAACAGTTCCATTTGCGAATATTTTAAGCTGTATTCAAAGCGAATTAATAATAAGGAGTGGTGAATAATATGTTAAATAGAAACTTTGTTCTTGCAGTCATGAGCACTCTTAATGGAGGAGTAAATAAAATTCCCTTAAAGAAGACTGATGGCAATTACTTTGGAGTAGGTGTAAATTCATCAGGTGCTAATATATTAAATGCAATTAAGTCAGTATCCAATAATAAAATACCTTTACCTAATTCTATCTGTTCTACATTCTCATTTGGTAGCTCTAATCAACCAGAAGACTATGATGATTATAATGTAATTAGTCCGATAGATATGACAAATTTTTCTGTAACGAACAGTTCATCTGCTGCAGTGAATAATTGGAATGATATAGTACTTTCTCAATTATGGACATATACAGGTACGGATACATTAGAGATTAAAGAGATAGGGTTATTTGCATCAGTAAACGAGTCAGTTTCTGGACAGTATTATGGCAGAACAGTAATGTTCGCAAGAACAGTATTGAAAGAGTCAGATAAAATAATTTGTACTCCAAATACTTCTTTCACAGTAACATTTAAAATTGGAGGAAGTATAGTTGTTACTCAATAATATAAAAATTATAGATTTAAAAATGTAAGATGGAAAAGTGTCAATTAAAAATTTGACATTTCTCCAATCTTATGTTATAATAAAATCATAAAATAAAAAACTTCTCTCATTACATTCCTATTCGTGTACACGAATACAGGAGGTACAAAGTAATGAGTGAAAGAATATGGGACTTTCTTCTCAAGGAATTCTTACCATTCTTGGTTACAAGTTCATTAGTAAGAGAAGAAATGCTCGAAGTACTTTACTATATCTGTAAAGGCTTTCAAGAAAAAGAAGTCAAGTAAATCTTGACTTCTTTTATTTTTCGTGGTATAATATAAGTAGATAAAAAAGAGAAGGAGAGATAGAATGAGAAAATTTGAAAGAATGACTAATAGAGAATGGGTATTAGAACATTTTGGAGTTTTTAATATGGATTCATGTCCATATCATTATGGACTTGATAATAGTTTAGGTTCAGGTAACTGTCCTAATAATAGAGAATGGTCAATTAGGGTTTGTGAAAAATGTTGGAATCTTACTGCAAAACGTTGTGATAGATACTTTTTAAAGGAGATTAAAAAATGAAGTGTAAAGGATATTGTGGACCTGAATGTGTAAATGGGAATTGTCCAGTGGCTTGGGAAGAAGATTATGCCGAAAGAGGATATGATGTCATTCATAATTGTGAAGAATGTTGGTATAATAATCAATGTCAAAATTGTATGTTTTATGATGAATGTAGTATAAAGGAGAATGAAAATGGCGAAGAAAGTAACTCAAGAAGATATTCTTAAAATGAATACTCTCTATATTCAGCCTGAAACACATTCGTATGCGGCCGTAGCCCGCATTACAGGTTTCTCACCTTCCACTGTAAAAAAATATATCATAGACGATTTTTCTATTCCTACCGAAAAGAAAGTTTGGAATGGTGAGCTGCCGCAGCCAGGTACTTTCACTATAGTTGCTATTGACCTGTCGGATGACGAGCGCGCTGAGGTAGAAGAACTAAGAAAGGAAATCACGATATGAAAGCATTTTCAGTCGATCTCAGTCCTATCACAAATAAATATAAAATAGTACCGTCTGACGAAGTTTATTCTTATTTTGCTGGGGTAAATTTTGCAGGTAGAATTCCTTGTCGAGTTCTTGGAATTTCCTTCGCAGAGTATCTCCGTATGGGTAGAGACGCATACGGCGCAACCATTATAGGTAAAACTGGCTACCCATATCTTGTATTCAATGAAAGAAAAGATGCTCAAAAACTTGCAGACTTACTCTCTACTTACTGGACCAAGGGCAATAAAAATTTATAATCTCCTCCCACAAATTCCACTTTAAATTGAGAGAATATTGGGAGGTGGATAAATGGACTTCAATCTTAAAGAACTCCTTGATTATCTCGGACTACATGGCTGGCAGGCACTTTTAGTCGCTATTTTCTTTTTTATAGTATGGGTTGTATTTTCAAACGATAAAGCATCTACTTTCATAGCAAAGAAAATCGTAGAACGCTTTTCCGCAATCGTATCTTCAATCCATAAAGAAAAAGAACTTGCATCTGAAAAATTAGGCTTAGAAATAGACCAAGTTTTAACTACTCTGCGTGAGGAAACGGATGCTACTAATGCACTTGTAGTCCGTTACCGAAACGGCAATTATGATAGTATAGGAAGTTCAATTCTTAAATTTTATGCAGTAAACGAAAAAGCAAAGCCTGGCTACTTACAAGTTGGTGACAAAATCCAAGAAATATCTCGTTCTTTATATGGAGATTTTTGCGACACTCTTCTCAAGCAACATAAGGTTTATGTGAAAGATAAAAACTCTATTGAGAGTAATGAATCAGAATTGCTTGGAATTATGAAACTTTTTGGTAATGCAGAAAAGTTTTATGCGCGCGCACTAACAACTACAACAGATAAACAAATTATTGGCTTCGTATGTATTACGTATGCTGAACAACAAAAAGTTGCTGAAAGTCGTATAGATACTGCGCTCATCCAAGCCGCAGAAAGAATAGCGGGTAAGTTAGAATTAACACTTTAAAATTTGACAATAAAGAAAAAATCTGATATAATATAATTAATGAGTGATACATAGATATTAGGACTCTATCCTTTTATACTGGAGAGTTGTAAAGTATTAAAGTTATGTAGAATACTTTTATTTTCTGCCGCCAAGGCGTTTTAAAATAAGTCCGAGGGCGCTGAGAACAATAACTACTGAGTATCACTTAGGGTAGGAGTTAATCCTACCCTTTTTTCTTTGGAGGAATTATGAAAGCATATGTGACATTATTAGGTACAAAAGACTATTTTGACGGGGTTCTTGGCCTCTATCAAAGTCTCAAAGAGGTGGGCGCGCACTACCCCTTAGTCTGTGCAGTGACCTCTTCCATTCCTCCCGAACTCCGAGAAGCTCTCAAAGCTCTTAAAATAGAAGTCGTAGAAGTAGAAGACTTTATCTATTCCTCTGAACTTTTAAAGAAAAATAAAAATATGAATATGCCTCATTGGAATGGAACGGCAGGTAAGTTTTCTTGTTTTGGACTTGACCAATTTGAGAAGATAGTATTTATAGATTGTGATATGATGGTAATGAAAAATATTGACCATTTATTTGATATGCCACATATGACGGCGGCGCCAGACTCACCAGAAATTGCGAGAGACGATGAAGAAAAACATACTCATTATATGCTAAATGCGGGACTTGTTGTCATTCAACCAAGTAAAGAATTTTCTTATTGGTTAATGGAAATTTCTCTTACTCGTACAGTTCAAGACCAAGACGCCCTTCGTTTATCTTGCCCTGATTGGGTTAAAAGAAAAGAACTTCATCTTCCTCAATCCTATAATGTTTTCGCACCTTATTGGGAAAAGTATAAAAATACGATGCGGCCGGAGGACGTAACTGTTCTCCACTTCATCGGCCCGCGGAAACCTTGGAACGACTTTTCAATTCCAAAAGGAGATGCCTATATTCAAATGTGGTATCGTCAATACCTCTCTCAAATAATGCGCGCGCACCAAGAGTTAAATGAAAAATTTGACTTTTTTAAAGATATATGATATAATATATGTATAGAAAATAAAAATAGTGAGGTTTCAATATGAGTGCAGAAATTATTACTGTTCCGAAAAGTTCTATTTACTATTATGTAGATGTGGAAGCTGGAACTGTTGTTGCTGTAATGGACAATGTGCATGACGAGATTATGCAGAATGTGAATAAGTTAAAGCGTCAAACTGATGAGTTTGGAAGATATGTGACTAACTACTGGGTTAGAAAAATGGATATTCCTACAACTCTCAAAGGCAAGTCAATTTGTAGTGAGAATGATGAATTTGACCTTGATTTTGGTATGAAACTTGCAAGAGAAAGACTTCTCAATAAATTCTACCATTATCTTGCAAAGTTCTTCATTGATATGAATAATGGAGTGGAAGAGTTCTTAGAGTATTTAGAGAATGCTATGTTACTTTCTCTTCACAATACAATGAGATTTAAGAATCCTGGTAAGTTCTGGAAAGAAGGAAATGAAGATTCTGAAGACGGCGCGACTGTCATAGATTCCTCGGCATCTGATGAAGAAGACGAAGAAGACGAGGATTTTGATGGTGAGCCCGCCGAGGTAGAAAGTCAAGTAGAAGTTGCTCTTAATCAAACTTTAGATGAAATGGAAAATTCAAATATTTAATTCTTTTCAATTAAAAATTTGACTTTTTTAAGAACTTATGATATAATATAAATATAGAAAATAAAGAGTTAGAAATTAATTTTTCTGCTCTCCAGCGGACTTAGACAATTTAATATCGTATTTTATTTATGAATACCCCAGTGAAGAGCATTGTCAATGTGCTGGGACTATCCGTATAGTGCGAGCCTTATGAGTAAGGATACTTTCTCAAGGCAGGTGAAATCGTTGAGGGTGCAGTAATGTAGTTCTCACGAGAGAGGAACCTCTCAAGACTAAGGGTAGGTGCTGAAGTATTCGCAATTAAAAGTTTGTAACTCTCCGTTTCCGTAATAGACGCTCTGAGGAAGAGAAGAAGCCAAGAAGGCAGAGGTAGCACTCTGACCAGACGGGTAATGCTACAATAAGGAAAGCCGTGTCGTTGAACCAAGAAATTGGGTATAAGGAGAGACGCAGAACGAGTAGGACAATAATGACACCGAGTTAATATTTGGGGATCTTGAGATATAACAAGATAAAAAGTGAAAGATGTCTGAAAGTTAGAGGTAATCAATCCTCTACGAGCTTTGTGAAAGACGGAAGTCTTTCTTGGGTATATAGGTTTTGGCTCGCTACCAACTCCTCACATATATCTACTCGGTGACTGAATATGGTTGAAGGATAAGATAGAGGTAAGACGAAGGTCTATTTGTAAATAAAATAGGGTGTTAAATTGTCTTTGTTCTCTTTTATATAAATCGCCCAAGAAATTGGGCGGTTTTCTTTTTATAAAATGAAGTAGAAATCTGAGGTGAAATCGTTTGAAATTGATGCGAATTTTCTTCAAAAATCTTATAATAATTGGGTTGATCGGACTTTTTTTATTTTCTAATTTAGTTTTATTTTATAGTGCGGTCCCGCCGCAAGAAATTCAGGAAACTAAAGAAGAAACTTTAGTGATAAAAGAGTACGTGTTAGTAGAAGTAAACGAAGATTTTGACGACGAGCGCGCCGAGGTAGAAATTGAAGAAGAAGACTATGAACCTTCTATTCAAACTCCTCATACTTATATTTATGCGAAATGTACTGCTTATTGTGCTTGTGAGAAATGTTGTGGGGATTATGCAAATAGTAGACCATTAGATGAGAATGGAAAACCGATTGTGTATACTGCAAGTGGAAAGAGAGCAGTACCCAAATATACAATTGCTATGAGTAGTAGTTATGCGTTTGGAACTCTTGTTAATATCCCAGGTCTTGGTACTTGTGAGGTTATGGATAGAGGTGGCGCAGTAAACGGGAATGTGATAGATATATATTTTGGAAGTCACGAGGATGCATTGAATTGGGGCTGTAAGTGGTTGGAAGTTGAGATTTATGGATAAGGCGACAGTAATGTCGTCTTTTTTTTATAGGAAAGAAGAGAGTAGATTACATATAATTGGAATGTAATTTGGAGGTGAAAGGAGATGGCAAGAAAAACTCAATCACAAAGATCTTATTCTGCACCTGATGCTCATTCTTATAATGATAATATTGTAGATATGACATATCTTCATTCTAAATCAATTAATTTTACTAATTATGCTACAAAAATAGATATAGGCGGAATGAGGACGTCAAAAGAAGATGCGCCTTATCAAGATGCGATAAAATTTTTTTCTGATAGATTAACAGAAGCAAGAGAAACAGAAAAGAGTTTTTATAAAGATAGTGAAAAATTTTATAAAGAAAAGTATGGAGAAGATATTATTATTACGAATCAATACGATTGGGCAGATTATTTTTTAGAAAGACCTGATTCTAAAAACTTAGATGAAAAATCTGCTCAAGCTCAAAATATAGAAACGGTAATTAATAGTACAGAAGGACGAAAAATATTATATTCGGGAAGAGAATTAAGTTGGGAAGAAAGTCGAGAAAAATTACAAGATTTTTTAAATCAGTTTAGCGATTCTTTATTGAAAAAATATAGCTTAAAGTTAGGACAGAACGAAGGAGTATCACAGTTCTTCACTCGTGTTTTTAAAATAAACAGTAAAGCAAAAGATTTTACTTCTTCACACCTTTCTAAAACTGAATATCAAAAAGCGTTAATAGAAGTTTTAGGTTTTCAAGAAGTTTTTGGATATAATAGTAAAGAAGAATTTGAACAAGCAGAAGATTTTGGTCCTATGCGAAAAAAAGGTGGTAAATTAAACAGAATAATAAATGAATTTTATAAGGAAGATAATTCTGTTCGACTTAATAGATTAAAAGATTATATTCGACAACAAATACCAGATGTTGATCAAATTCTTCTCGATCAATATATGAATCAATTAAAACAAGAATTAAATATTTGGACCAAGGGACAAGATGCGCCCAAAGGAGGATTTATTCTTGAAAGCGCATTGACCTTAACATTTCAAATTGAATTTGGAGAGGATAAAGTTGAAAGATGGTCTAATGTAAAAAAACCTCGTTTTAATAGAAATCCCGTCGATCCTAAAACTGATATATTGTTAAAATTGGGGAAAGAGGGCGGATATCGTCTTCAATTAAAAAATACAGAGACAGATGCGGGAAAGATATTAGAAAATCTTTTAACAGGAAAATCTATTAATAATCTAAATTCCTTTGTTAATATGAAACTACATGGATTTGGACAAAAAGGAATGAGTTATCTTGATTTTAAAAGAGATACGGAAATGATTAAAGGATTAAATATTCAACCTGACACATATTCTAAACTTGAATATATTTTAGTCAACTATAATGTTCTTTCACAAAGATGGAAAAGTTTGGAAAATGTAAGAGCAAATAAGGGAAAATCTATTAATGAAGGAGTCCCTTATTTTAAATTAACAGAAGATATTATTAGTAAAACCTTAGAAAACTTTCTTATTCTTTTTATTTCAGATTTTATCGAAAAAACAGGTGAAGGGTTTAAAGCAGAGCCTTATGATTTTATTGTTTATGCTGGTAAAGCATTAATACCAATGTCTCTTATTTATGAAAAGATTATCATTCATTTACAAGATAAAATGCAAGAACAAAAGGGAGAACTTGCAAGAGTAAAAATGGCAACAAAATTAAATACATCTATTTTTTCTGCAGGAGATTTTACTAACATGGTTAATGATAAAAGACTTTATCGTTCAAATAATACAACTCCTAATGAGTGGTATAGTGATATGGGATATGTAAAATATGGTATGGTATATGGACAAAAGGCATTAAAAGCTATAACATTACAAGATCCTCATTTACATATAGATTTATTTGAAATTATGAGTGATGAAGAATTAGATAAACTATCTCATAATTTAGTCGCGGCTTCATTATAAAATTATTGACAAATAGGTCTTTTTCTGATATAATATATATAGAAAATAAAAAAGGAGGCAACTTTCAATGCCAGATAATTTTGAATTTCCCTTCCCTACAGATTTATACTATAAAGATAAAGAAGGTAACTATATCCCCTTTAATCTTGAAGACTTTGTCACCGTTATCAAACCTGACGGTCTTTTTACAGAACTCCTTGACGATATGATGAAGAAGATAGACCAAATCGAGGAAAACATTGAAACATTAGATGAGTATAAAATGCCAAGCTATGAGATTTCTCTTGAAAAAGCAGGAGAAAATTATATGGTATTTGCAACAATATATCCTAACACAGATAACCAAGATGTCTTCTGTGTTTATCACTCAAAAGATGAGAATGATGCGCGCGGGGCATATACTTTGTATGTGACTATGTTTATGATGGGGAAAGTTCATCAGTTAAGGGATTGTGTGACAGGTATGGAAGCGGAAGTTCTTTTCGGAGAAGAAGAAGAAGAAGAAATTGAAGAAGAATAAACGATCGTGCTGGCAAGCTTAGCGGTTGTTAGTATAAAGGAAGAAAGTCAAGCTAAATGCTTGACTTTTTTCGCATCTTGTGGTAAAATATAATTAGATATGAAAATAAAAAAATCTTGGGCGGCGCCCAAGTAGGAGATTAAGTATGGATAAGAAAGAAGTCCTTGCACACACAATAGATTGTAAAGAGAAACAATTAAGTTTCTTTGATAAGGAGACGATTGAGCCTTTGTGTAAGGTTCAGATATTAGAAAATACTGCGACTGGAGATATTGATTGGGGTTGGCAGAGAAGAAATCCCGAAGAAATTTTTGGATTAGTAGTAAAGTGTTTTGAATTCGATGCTTGTAATGTATGTGGAACTTGGGAACAGACAAGAAGTTTAGAAAAAGAACCTTGTAAGTCTTGTTATTATAGCGGAAATCATTTTGAAAATGGTTGGACTCCTAATGAGTATATCTTAGGATTAAAAAAGAAATTCATAGAGGAGTTAATGAAAGATGAATTATAATGCAGGTAATATTTATTGCCCACATATTTGTGAATATAAAGATAACTATGGACATTGTACTCAGAATTTCTGCTATAAGTTTGATCCATTAATGGCTTTGACTTTTAATTGGGCTGCGGCAGAAGTAGGAGAGGACAAGATGAAAGAAATTCTTGAACCGTTTAAGAAGAAATATAAGGAGATAGAAGATTATGAATCCTGAAACAATTTTATACGCTGACTTAGTATATGTAAATCAAGCGATTGATATATATCTTACAAGGGAAAAATTTACCAATTATGATGCATATGAAGTTGACAGGGAAAAAAGAGTATTAAAAACACTTCTCGAAAGAAAAAAAGTTCTTGAAGAAAGATTTTTAGAACATTTTGAAAAGAGGCCTTATTATTATGAATGAAGATAAGATTATAAAATTCATAGATAAAGCAATGACCGAAGGTTGTAAAAATTGTGAGATAAGAGAATATTGTACATCTCATAGTGATGATTATTGCGGCTGTGGGGTTATGTATTTAGAATGGTTGGAGGAAAATAGGAAATGAGACCGATTTTAATAACATTTCATACATTAAAAGATGTCCCTGTAACCTTAAATATAAATTTTCTTGAGTTTATTACCAAAGATCATTGTTCAGGAAAAACAAGAGTTTATATGAAAGATGATGAAGATGCTTTTGTATTAAAAGAAGAATATGATTATGTTATAAAGAAAATTCAGGAGGTAATAGATAATGATAAATATTGGTAATTTAGAAGCCTTTAATCTCGAAGGCGCATTTCGAGGTCTGCGCAATCCAATGAACAGTTGGGATAAGAGCGATAGTATTTTTGGTTTTGAAACTGAAGAAACTGATAAAGACCTTATCAAAGTTAATATGGATTGGGTAAAGAAAGATGTACCCGAAGAAGTAAACAGTCAAGAGTATTTTGAAAGTGTAAAACTTCGTGAGATGTGGCTTAAACACAATGGTAGGAAGTATAGTTCAAATAGTCTCGGATTAACTCCTAACTATTTCCAGTATGCGTATATTGGTCCTGTGGATATGGGACTGGCGCAGAGAATGATTAGCGCGGGCGCATCAGATAGGAAGTTCCTTCGTCAAATCTCTGTTTGTATGGATATAGATGCGCCGCTGCTCTGGTGGAAAGAAGCAGACCAGTACCGCATTGCTACTGTAACTAATTCTTGTAGTACAATGCACAAGTTGGCATCTACTCCTATCACAAGAGAGTGCTTCTCTTTTAGTAAGGATTTGCCGATGGAGTGTTTTGATGTACAGGACACTATCATAGATGCGTGTGAAGATTTGCGCCTGAAGTATAATGCAACAAAGGATTCGCGTTACTGGCGCGCCTTAGTAGAAATCTTACCTGAAGGCTGGAATCAGAAGCGTACTTTCACTTGTAACTATGAGACTTTGAGAACAATGGTAGACCAGAGAAAGCATCATAGACTTCAAGAGTGGCACGATTTTATTAGTGAATTGCATAAGTTACCATATGCAGATGAGCTGATATTTTATGGACTTGAAGGAGTGAAAGATTAATGAATTTTTCTCATATTTTAATAGTATTCTTCGCCACAATCTTTTTCCATATTTATGATGACTTTAAATCTCAGGGGATATTAGCCAGTATGAAACAGAAAGAATGGTGGACATCTCAGTCAAGTTATACTGAAAAATATAAATATGATTATACAATAGCATTACTTGCTCATTCTTTTAGCTGGGCTGCGGCAATATCTATACCTTCTTTAGTTTATTATTATATTATCAATAAAGAGATATGTCTTCCATTACTATTTTTGATTATTACTCAAACAATGATGCACGGTATTATCGATGATTTAAAAGCGAATGAGCATGAGATTAACTTAATACAAGACCAATTTGCACATCTTGTTCAGATTATTGTTGAAATTTGTATTTTAATGGCGCTTATATAACTCTCAGCCTATCTTTCAAAATTCAAAGCAGAGGAGGAATTTAAATGAAAGAATGTTATTATTCAACAATCACAAAGAAGTATTATGACTCGAAAGAGGACTGCCTTGCCGCAGAGGAAGCTGTGAAGAAGGTAGAAGAAGAGAAAAAGGCTCTTGCGACAAAGCGCGCGGATAGAGCAAAAGAAGTCGAGGACGCTTATAAGGCGGCCGCAGATGCACAAAAGAAAGCATATGAACTTATGAGTGATTTTGTAGCAGATTATGGTAGTTTTCATACTACTATCAAGAATACTGATTTCGGACCATTTAACAGTTTAAGAGACTGGTTATTCTGGTTCTAATTTTATAAAACGCATGGGTTGAGAGAAGAGAAAAGTCAAGGAGAAATCCTTGACTTTTTTTAATTTTAGTGATATAATATATATAGAATAAAAAAGAAAGGGAAAGTTTATGAATACTTTTAATTTTGATTCTTATCTTATAGGAGGACAATATACACTAGATGGTAAATTAATTGAAGGAACTTTAATAAATGATTATCCTTCTGCCCATTGTATTTATGATATTGTGTCTTCTCACGAAGAAATTCCGCATAATTGCGTTAATTGCGGCGCAATTTTAACAGGAAATAAATGTGAATATTGTGGTACAAAATATTGAAAGGAGATAAATAATATGCCGTATACAAAAGGATTTTTTATCAAAGAACTCAAGAAAATGGGAATTCGCCATGGCGACACAAGTGATGGTCGTACAGTTGGTCTTAAGCATCTCAAGTATGCTGACCTTGTAAACCTTTATTTCAGTGTGGTAGGCGCGCAGAACTAATTAGGAAACTAATCTCAAATTTTTTAGAAAGGAATGGAAATGGATGACATTAAGATTTTATAGCAATGAAACTGAAGATACCACTTTACTTGCTGAAATCGAAGATATAGATGATAAATTTGGTTGTCGCATTGAAAGAATTTTACTGTCAAATCTTGATACTTCCATTCCTTATGAGGTAGGAGAACCTGCCCTTATTAAGTATAGTGGTATTGGAGAGGTTAGAATTATTTGTAATAATGTGTTTGTTGCAAGTACTCATTATGACCAAGTTATGACAACCAAGTTCTTTAGAGAAGCGTTTTTCTTTGATTTTAATGAGGACTTGGCAAAGTGGATACCTCAGATTAAGAAGGTAGTAGATGCGTTAAATAAGATACCAGTAGGGCCGTATTCTTATTGGTATCTAAGTTCTTAATGCGGGCGCGCACTAAGTAGAAAATCGTAGTTTCAAAAATTTGACTTTTTTTGAAAATTATGATATAATATAAATATAGAAAATAAAAAATAAAATTTTTCTTCTGGCTTGGCAGATAAGGTTACGCAAGTAACTGAAAGGAGTGCTGACAAACTTCGCCTTGAAAGAGGTACCCCAAGCAATTCGAGAATCAGAGGGACATAAATGATGTCCCTGCTTAGAAGAAACTGAGATAACTTAATAAAATAGACCGAAAGGGATTCCCAAGGCAAATCTGTGAGGGATACTGAATTGGTGCCGTTTAGCTGGCGGCTAGGTCACGCTAAATATTTTGTTAAGGTACTGAAAAACCGAAGGTTAATTAGTCCGAGTTGTAACGAATAAGGGCGGTAACCAGTATATATCCGATAAGGGTATTTACCGCATAAGTAAGTTGTTGCTGAAAGTGTATTTAGGCGAGTAGTATTTGCTACTCCAAAAGAATAGTAAGCTACTGCGGTAGCTCGTCTAAAGTCAATAGGGTTTATAGCTCAGCGGGTAGAGCCATAGTCTGTTAAACTATAAAGCGTTAGTTCAAATCTAACTAGATCCACAGAAGCAAAAGCCTATCGCCGCAAATTACGAAAGTGTCCTAATTCCAGAGTGCAAGACAATCTGGAGTAGAGTTTGTCGCAAGCAACCTCTATTTAATCTTTAAACGAAACTATAAGGTGTAGCAACCTGAATAGTCCGCAAGACTAGTAGTGAAGTCAAAATTGAGTAGTAATTTGTTAGAGTCCCGATGCAAGGACTATAAATATTGCGGGCACAACTGATACTGCCCAAAAGGTAGTGGAAAAGTAGGGAATAAATAATCCTACGAAAGTCAGTTATTAAGAATGAGAATTCTAATCGTTCTTCCTTTCTTGCAACTTTTAATATCGCGGAATGGGGCAGTCTGGTCAGCCTACCTGACTCATTATCAGGATGTCGTGGGTTCAAATCCCACTTCCGCACCCAATTGTTGACTCCTACATTAGTGGAGTAAAGAATACAGCCCCTTAGTATTCTCTGTCCCGCACCAAGTGACATTAAACAGGCTGGTGGATAAAGTGGAAAGAACTGAAAATCTTTCAAAGTCGTAGACATGGATTATAGCGTGAGAGTAAACTACCACCGACAGAAACTTTTGGAGTTAGGCATACGTGCAGACCTCGTTGTTGACGGAAGAATTTGGTATGTGGCATAGTGGCTAAACGACTTTCTCAAAAATAAAAGGCAAAGTAACTCCACGAACTTGTAAGTCGTTAAATATATTTAATAACCGCTAAGTACGAGTTAGCGATTGTTTTTCTTTTTTATGTAGCGAATTGCGGCGGACGTCTTCGGACTATGCCTAAGAGAGTCAGATGCGTCTGGCTCTCTTTTTCTTTCTTGACAAAAGAAGATTTTTGTGATATAATATAAGTAGATAAAAATAGAAAAGGAGTGTAATTATGAAAGATAAGTTAAATTGCCCGAATTGCGGCGCGCCTATTACAAGTTCTAAATGTGAATATTGTGGTACTGTCTTTCACGATTTCACAAACTTTAACATACAAGGGAAAAATGTTATTCGTTTTAATCATATGGGAAGAGTTATTGAAGCAGAAGTTTATTCTGTTATGACGGAAATGATATGGGAAATGAATGAATTTCCTCGTATGAGAATGGAATTTATAGTAACAGATCAGAAGGAGATATAATATGACTGAAAAATTATTAGGTAAAATTACTTCAGCAGAATTTGGACAGGTGAAAGATAATGAATATCTCTTTGGGCTTCAGCTCACTTTTATACTGGGGTGTGTTGGTGTAAGTACTAACCAATATTGTGAAAATATAAGTAAGGAATGTGATTGGCCAACCCTCACGCGTGCCTGTGCTTTCACAAAGATTATTGATGATATAAATCAGATTTTGACAGATGCACAATGTCATTATGTGAGTGAGTTGGTGAATAAGCCTGTTGAGGTTACGGTTGAAAATATGATGATTAAGGAATTTCGCATTTTGACAGAAGTTTTGTGAGAGGTGGCAGAGAATGAGATTAATTGATGCTGATAAACTTAAAATATCCTATGATGGTCATTTTGTTGGAGTAGCTAAAAATGATTTAGACAATGCTCCAACAGTTGAAGCAGGACCGATTGTTCACGGATATTGGGAATGGACTGGGAGTTGTCAAATATGTTCTGTTTGCGGAGAAGAACAATATGGAGCTGACACAGGAAGATACTTCTGTCAAAACTGCGGTGCAAAAATGGATGGGGAATGCGAGGTAATAGAAAATGAATGATTATAAAAGAATGGAAAGTAATTATACATTAGAGCCATTTTTAGGACGATTTTTAATACTATATCGAAGCACACCCATATTATTTGTAGATAGTCAAACAAATGCTTTAGCAATATTAAAAATATTGCAGTGTGATGAATATGGCGAAACTTATAGATATGATGATTACGGTGTGAAGTGGAGAGATGAAGGAGAAATAGAAGAGAATGACTAATATTTTATCATATAAAGGATACTCAACTCGCATATATTTTGACGCCGATGATAAAATTCTGTACGGCAAAATTGAATATATAAGCGATTTAGTAAACTTTCATGCCACTACAACTAAAGAAATAGTTGAGGAATTTCATAATGCAGTTGATGACTATTTAGACTATTGTAGTAGTTTGGGAATTAAGCCCAACAAACCATTGGAAAGCGAGGTAATTACAGATACCAATGATAGTTATTGTGATTTTCCTTGTATTGATTGTTTAGATTATATGTATTATGGAGATATATATTGTGTAGATTGTGCAAGGTACAATGAGTATTCTATAAAAGGAGTAGAAGAAAATGAAAAATGAATTTACCTTGAAACCTTGTCCGTTTTGTGGCGGCGAGGCGTATATAAGAGTAGTAATGCAAACCCCATATATTACAGCGTTTCATAAAAAGAGTTGTAAAATAGAACCGAATACTTGGCTATTTGCACTTGACACAGATATATATAAACAAGTAGAGATATGGAACAAAAGAATGGAAAGCGAGGTAACAAAATGAAAGAGCAAATACTTATGTTCATTTTGTGGTCTGTAATTATGATTATTAGAACAATATGTCTTATTATAATTACTAAATGTATATGGTATGATTATAAAGCGAGCAAAAAAGACCAAGAATTATGGGAAAATCGTGAGAAATGGTTTGAGAGTGAGGTCGAAGAATGACTGATCAAGAAGCAATAAAATTCTTAAAATTAGGAAAAGAAGAAATAGATAATGAGATTTTTGACGAAGCCATTGATATTGCAATAGAGGCTCTTAAACAAAGGCAAACCCATGTTCTCATTTCTGATAAAACTATTAGCATAAATCCTGAACAAATAGAAATTCTTAAGGAAATCTCTAAACAGGGGTATCTCAGCTCATTTTTTAATTCGCCTGAATGTTGTAGGAATTGTTCTAATAATCCTGCAAATGGTGGTTCAGGTATTTGTCATTGTACTTTGCCCTATATGACACAAACAGACACACCAATACGAAATTTTATGACAGGTACACAACCAGTGATACAAGACGAATATCAAATAAATATAAATCTTAATGAGGAAAAATAATGGAAATACCAAGATATATTGATGAAGCACTTAAAGAAAGAGCATATTATGCAGATATGCTAATGGACCAATGTTGTATTATTGATAAATTTATTCTTGAAAATGGACTTGATTCAGTACTTGAAGATTATGATTATTTAACAGGTTGTGAGATATATGTAAATCCATATAGTAGTGAAAAGAGAATAAGGGAAGCAATAGAAAATTTTGAGAAAAAAGACACTTGACAAAAGTGTCTTTTTCTGATATAATATAAATATAAAATTGAAAGGAGAACTGTGATGTTTGAACTTAATTCAAAATATGGCGAAGTAAAAATCTTCGCAGAAACAATAGAACAAGAAGCAATAAGCCAAATTATATCTATTGCAAATTCTCCTTTAGGAGAAGACGCTCATGTTCGTATAATGCCAGATGCGCACGCAGGTAAAGGTTGCGTCATTGGCACTACAATGAAGTATGAGGGTAAGATCTGCCCAAATATAGTGGGTGTAGATATAGGTTGTGGTGTTTTAGCAATACCTTTTAAGGAAGAAATAGACCTTGAAAAGTTTGACGAAGTCTGCCATAAGGTATTAGTGTCTGGGCGCGCAGCAAGAGAGGAAGCTATTATTCCTGAATATCAAGAAGATTTATATTCTCGGCTTCTTTGCTGGGATAACCTAAAGAATCACGATTGGATATACAAGTCTCTCGGTACTTTGGGTGGCGGCAACCATTTTGTAGAACTTAATAAAGGTGATAACTATAATTGGCTTGTTGTTCATACAGGTTCTCGTAATCTTGGTAAGCAAGTAGCAGACTTTTATCAACTTCGTACTCAAGAACATTGGGCAGAAGTTGATAATGAAGACCGTTTCGAACTTATCAACCATTTAAAGTCAATAGGTGAGGAATATCGTATTCAAGAAGAATTAAAGAAGATAGCACGCCATAATCCTTCTGAATTAGATTATTTAGAAGGCGCGGCCGCACAAGACTATCTCCACGATATGAAGATTTGTCAAGAATGGGCAAGAAAGAACCGTCAAGTATTGTCTTTTGAATTGATGAAGTTAATGGGCTGGTCTGCAGCGGATACTGTTATCCACTCAATCCATAACTATATTGACCTTACAAACAACATAATCCGTAAGGGCGCAATCTCTGCACAACGCGGAGAAACTTGCATCATTCCTCTCAATATGAGAGATGGCTCATTGATTTGTGTTGGTAAGGGTAATGAAGATTGGAACTGCTCTGCACCTCACGGCGCAGGTCGTATTATGTCAAGAGCAAAAGCCAAGAAGGAAATTACTCTTGCGGATTTCCAACACTCAATGGAAGGGATATATTCTTCTACTATCTGCGTCGGCACCATAGATGAAGCTCCTTTTGCTTATAAGGATATGGAAGAAATTATGATTGTTATTGAACCAACAGTAGATATTATAGAAAGAATAGTACCTATTTACAACTTCAAGGCAGTTGAATAATAATTTCTTGACAATTTTACTCTTTTCTGATATAATAATATTAGAATAAAAAAGAGGTGAAACTATGTTGTGGAATATTATCAATGAAGCATATTCAGGAAATTTCTCCTTGTTTATTCTTCTTGTTAATATTGCACAACTGGTAGTAGCCATTATTATGTTAAAGAGGAGAAAATAATATGGCAAAAGTAGGAGACTATATTAGAATTTTGAGAATGACAGACGAGCCTGAGTATACGGGACGTCAGGGATATGTAACTTCCATTGATGATATGGGACAGCTTCACGGAACTTGGGGCGGTCTTGCGGTAATCCCTGGCGAGGATAGTTATTCCCTCATTGAAGAAATTGAAAATTGACGATACGCATTAATTTTTAGATTCACTTAATGTAAATCATACTTTAAATTAGATTTCTTAAATAAAAATCTTGACTTTTTTAAGAAGTCGTGTTATAATATATATAGAAAATGAAAAAGGAGGAACTGAACAATGTTGTGGCAAACGAGAACAATAAAAGCCATTCAACTCGCAAAGAATTGTGGGTTTAGTTCAGTACGCCCTTATCATATTCTATATATATCAGAGGATAAAAGTTAGGCAGATAGTCTAATTTTATAGATGTAATCCTCTGGTGCAAGAGCGCTGGAGGATTTTTTTATTTGGGGTATGGGACTGCTTGGGGTGGTCGTCTCCCTTGCAAGGAGAAATTCAGATGGGTTCGATTCCCATATACTCCACCAATATGGACGGGAAGCTAACTTGGTAGAAGCGTCTGGTTGAAGCCCAGAAGGAGCGGGTCCGATTCCCTGCCTCGTCCACCATATAGGAGAGTAGTTCAGTTGGTCAGAGCACGCGTCTGATAAGCGCGAAGTCGGCGGTTCAAACCCGCCCTCTCCTACCAAATGCCAGAATAGTCAATCGGCGCGACAGCATCTTCATACGGTGTAATAGGAAGGTTCGACTCCTTCTTCTGGCACTACGGAACAGTAGCACAATTGGTAAGGGCAACCGCCTCATAAGCGGTGGGTTATAGGTTCAAGTCCTGTCTGTTCCACTTGGGCGGGTACGCAAATTGGCAAAGCGGTCAATCTCAAAAATTGATGTTTAAGAGTTCGAGTCTCTTCCTTCCCACCAATGTCGAAGTAGTATAATGGTTAGTATTTCTCGTTGCCAACGAGAAGATGAGGGTTCAATTCCCTTCTTCGGCTCCATATTAACCGCTGGATGGCCGCCAGACAACTTGATCAGTTTAACGATTTAATTACGTTTTGTAGCGGTATATAAATAAACAGGGCCCACGGTAGTCGTACGGCTGGGTGCGCAGACTACCAAATATGGGGTGCGTAGTGTAAAAGTAGCACGACAGATTGTGGCTCTGTCAGTATAGGTGCAATTCCTATCGTTCCCACCATTATACAGGTGTAGCCTAACGGTCAGGCACACGACTTTTAATCGTGGTTAAGTCGGGTTCGACTCCCACCACCTGTACCAATATGCTGGAGTACTCGAATTGGCATAGAGACTTGTCTTAGAAACAAGCGTTTGTGGGTTCAACTCCCACCTCCAGTACCAATATGGGTAGGTATGCCTAGCAGCGAGGGCAAGAGTCTGTAAAACTCCCACACAAGAAACACCGTTGGTGCAACTCCAACCCTGCCCACCAAATATAGGGGAGTAGTTTAATGAAAAATTGCGGTCTCCAAAACCGAAGGATGTAGGTTCAAGTCCTACTTCCCCTGCCATATGCGGAGTGAAAGCAAGAGGTCTTGCTGCTTGCCTGCTAAGCAATGCGCACTTCACGGTGTTTGTTTCGAGTACAACGCTCCGCGCCATATACCTCGTTAGTTTAATGGTAGAATCGCAGACTCTTAATCTGTCAGATACTGGTTCAAGTCCAGTACGGGGTACTTCATATACTCGCTTAACTCAGTTGGTAGAGTGCCATTCTTACAAATTGGTGGTCGGCGGTTCAAGTCCGTCAGCGAGTATTTATACGCGCCAGTAGTTCAGATGAATAGAACAATTGACTTCTAATCAATAGGTCGTAGGTTTAAGTCCTACCTGGCGTGCCATAGCCAAGTAACCAGACAAAGGGAGATGGCCACCCTAAGACTGAAACAGATCGCTAATATCTGCTCTGCTTGGCTTTATATGCGTCCATAGTTCAACGGAAAGAATATTCGGCTACGAACCGAAAGATTATAGGTTCAAATCCTATTGGGCGTGCCATATGCCGTGTATTTCAGTTGGCTTGATAAACTGTCTTGAAAACAGCACTCTGTAAAAGGAGCGGGAGTTCGATTCTCTCACACGGCGCCATTTGGGGAAGTCCTTTCGGAAAGGCAGTGGCCTGCAAAGCCACTAAAGTGAGTCCGACTCTCACCTTCCTCTCCAATAAGAATCTTGACTTTTGAAGGATTTTATG